TTACTTATTAATAAGCCCCTCCACCATTTTCTTCAGCTCTTCCATGTCTGATTTAAGTGCTTCAATTTCGATCTGTTGTGAATTGTTCTCCACCACCAGCAGATCGCCGTCGCTGATACCCGCTTCAATCATCGAATCCCCCGCCGCCTTCACAAAATACGTCGCGCTGGGATGCTGGATCATCAGTTCATTCAAATCGATGCGTTGCTCGACATAGTCAGCGGCGGGAGACGGAAACCCGCACTGGACAAGGTCACCGTATAACGGCAGCGCGACAATGCCGCGCAGTTCTGCTGGCGTGTAAAATTCCATAAAAATCAACTCCTGATAGTTATACTGTTTTTATATACAGTAGTTTCAATCATTAAGCCGATCAATATCGGGTTTGGCTATCAATTTCCTTATCAGCCGTAACGCTTTGATTTTGTGAATCCTCCTCCACTGCCTGCTGTTCCGCTTCTCGTTGCTGGCGCTCATATTCTGCCCGAAACTCTTCTGCCAGACGTGCCTGCTCTGTGTTCCAGACACTGTTTACCGGCATCTCGACACGCAAATCAATACAGCGTCCTGCCGGAATATCAACCGGATCACCGTCGCTTACTCCATCGATTTCATTGCGTGCGAAACGCGGCGCAGCCGGGTGTGTGCGGTGATACGTTTTCAGCAGAATACTGCCGTCTGCTTCGACCTCGTAATCCACCCAGACCAGGGGGAGTTTGTTTTTGTCGGTCGGGAGTTCAATGCCGCCATCCACCCCTCCCCAGCCCGCATCGGAATTAAAGCCCAGCACCCCGGAAATACGGTAAACCCCCGTTTCTAACCGCTCAACCGTAACGCCTGCAGATTCCGCGTTCAGCTCTGCGCTGCCGTCGCTGTACACCTTAACGACCGGAGACGCCCGTTTGATAAATCCGTTGGCGTCTACCGTCGTAAGCCCCTCGTGCCAGAGACGATACCGCACGTTCCCCAGCGTCCCACCTCCGATAGCAAAGGCGTTATCGGCCGCATCCAGGCCAAGCAATATGCCTGCAATGCCATCGCGAATGAACATCATCGCCGATGAAGCAGAGTTGTTCGATAAGTTACTTACCTGCAACCCCGGACGGTTACCCCCGGCGTTGGAAAATACCCCCGTGCCGTTCGATGTGAACCTCATAAAAGATGTATAAGGAAGGCCCGCGTCATCCCCCAGAACCGGTACATTACCGGCCCTCTGACCAGTATTACGGGTCGCCGCCGTTCCCAGTTCAAGCGCAGTACGACCACCTGCGGGGGTAGTGGCACCTGTTCCGCCATTCGCCACCGGAACCACGTCGGTATTAGTGAACACCTGTCGGACACTGAAAGTTCGAGCGCCCTTTGTTCCACCAATTAAAACCTCATAAATTTTGTAATTACCATCAACGCTTGTGCTGGAAACTAATTCCACGCTGACAGATTGACCGTTTGAGCCTACAACACGAACCCAAACATAAGTCCCGGCCGTGTATGAAATACCAGGCGGGGTATTGGTCATGCTGGAAAAAATTACAAGGTAATTAGCCGCTGTGTAAAAATCCATCTGTTGCCAGTCAAAAGATGGCATTACTGAGGCAGTATTTGCACCAATCCCCAAATCATTCAGCGCCTTTTTTCCGACCAGTTCCCATGGCGACCAGGTTGTGCCATATAACGTGCGTTGCCACGTATAGTTATATGTGGTTGCACTTGAAGTCATTGTTGTGAATCGCTGTAAAACAGTATTCCCTGCGTTTCTTAAAATGACCTCACAGATACCATTGCTTGTAGTTTGCCCGAACACACTTGGCGCATTTGTTGTGCCTGTATTACTGTCTCCGACAGACCAGACACCCGGAGTGACTAACAGATTTAAATCTCCGGAGTAAATACCCGGCCGGGTATTAACGCCGCATAAACTCCATTCACCCCATGGCCCGTCAGTCCCGTTCCATGCGCCAGTCAGCGAGCGGACATAAACGTTGCCGTTCATCGAGACCGTATAGCGCTGCATCCCTCCGTAGCGTCCACCGGCAAACACTTCCAGAATCCCCTGCCCGTTGTCCTCCGGGAACCCGTACGCGGCAGTGGTGTTGGTATTTGATGAGCGGTTCCAGGTCCCGGTAAAATCGGGCGTCGGTCCGTATGCATTCAGGTTTGCTGCAGCGGGCAGGTTTCCGCGCCACTGCTGAGAGGAACTGACCAGACCGGCCATTTTTGCCCATGACGGACCCGGAACCTTTGTGCCGTCCGGCAGGGTGATGTTGATATCTCCGGCAGCAGAATAAAATGATTGCCAGTTAGCTTTGTCATTATTCATCCCGCGCATTGCAGCAGTCGTCTGCGCCACCAGGTCAGCCGTGACCTGACTGAGCACCTTACGGGGCACCGCTGCCCACGCCGCACCCGTGGTGGCTGGCCCCGTGAACGGGCTGACCAGAGTAGCGGCTGTATTACTTGTGACGGTATCAACCGGCAGGGTGTACAACACGCCGCCGATTGTCGCGGTGATGAAATCGCCCGGTTTTAAATCCGTGGTGAATACCGTACTGGTACCAACCACCGCCGTTGAATTGTTGGTCAGTTTAAGAGTTCCTGCGGACATAATTTCTCCTGATTACAGGCAATAAAAAACCCGCCGGAGCGGGTTAGTTTAAGCGGTTTGCGCGAATGAGCCGGAGCCACGCAGGATGAGCATGGTGGGTGAGGATATCGACGCACCTGCGCCCGGCAGTTGCTGATCTGCGTTCACTACGCATGACACGTTGATTAACCGTTCAGAGGTGCGCACGCTGTGCATAACTGCTGCCGAAAACACCCCGGAACCAGGGGTATTAAAGTTAAACGACCTTGAGACACCATTTATCGTTATGGTGGCAATCGCCCCGACAGAGCCGCTATTGGCTCCCTGAACCCTGACGTTCATCATTACAACGACTTGTTTTGCGAGGTTGAATGTTGCGCTGTCAACATACTGGAAGGACCGAACATAACCGTTCGGCGCATCATCAAATACCATGCCGTTAGCCACGTCGCCGATAAAGCTGCTGGCTTCCACCGTCCCTGTAAATTTGCCTCCGCTGGCGTACACAGTGCCTCTGAACTCACCATCAGTCGCATAAACCGTGCCCCTGAAGGAGCCGGATTCGGCATAAACGGTTCCCCTGACGGTTACGCCGGCGAACCACGCAAACCCGCTTTTGTTAATGTGCCAGCCCACATTGCCGGTACCATCCCATGTGTTGGACTGGATGTACTGCCCAATTTTTGCATTATCAATGCTGGCATTCTGAATAAACGCAGACCGCAAAAACACCTGACCATTGAACACAAAGAACGCGGCTTCATAACTGCCCGGATCGCTGCCGGAATAGATACCGAACTGATCAGCAGCAAAGACTGCCGTCGATTTATACCCTCCGCTGCCGTTTGGCTCGAGTGACATTCCAAAGCCCGTGTTATAGAGCTGCTCGCCACGCCGCACGCCTAAATTCAGGGTGTATGAAACCTTTGCGGTACCGTTATCGGTAATCACAGAAGTGAGCTTCTGGTTAATGGCTGCCTGCTGGTTTCCGAGCTGGGTCGCGACCTGCGTCTGGTATTGTGCAAAGGCCTGTTCGGCTGAAGACTGCGCCTCCTGAATGGTTGTAATGCTGCTTTTAACACCGTTAAAGTCGGCCGCCACTGACAGACGGTACTCAGCGAACGCCTCATCGGCAGTTGCCTGGGCGGTTTTAACCTCGTTGATTTCCGCAGCAGCATCGCCAAACTGAACAGCCACAAGCTCCTGGTACTGTGCAAAAGCCCGTTCGTTATCGGCAATGGTAATCCTGGCCTGCGAAATTTCAGCACGCGCCAGTCCCACCTGTTCATACTGGATCTGTGCCCCTTCCACCTGGGCCAGCGTGTTCTGCATCGTCGCTTCCAGGCTGTAATCTATTCCGGCCTGCACATTCTTAAATGCATCTGAATCACGCACCGCTTCATCGATGTAATCGATCATGCCCGGAATATCTGACGATGCCTTGCCTGATGCCTCAACAAAACCCGACACGCCGAACGCGTTGCGCGTCCGCACGTACATGTAATATGTGGTATCCGCTTTCAGTCCGTGAAGATTCCACTGGCTTGATCGCCCAAGGAACTGGGTCTGGTCTTCAATAAGCGCCGGGTTAAGAACACGATTTTCACCGCTGTACCAGAATTCAAAAGTGGTGTCTGAGGTGGCAGTAACACGCATAACCGGGACAATATCTGCTGAGAAAATGCCTGGCGTCCAGATAACGGAGGAGGGTGCCAGTGGCGCCCCGATAATCAGGTTTACCTGGGTTTCGGCACCCTTCATGCCGTTCTCGTTGCGGCCACGTACCCCAAGCATGTATTTCCCGGCAATGAGTCCGTAGAAGTCATAGCGAAACTGGTCGGTTTCATACTGTGCAACAACCGCCCCGCTTTCGTTATAGACATACAGTTCGAACACCAGCTTTTTGGTGGTGGTGGCGGTTTCCCATGTCGCCGTCACCTGCACAGTTTCGCTGTTGGTATTCAGTATGCGAAGGTTCTCAATGTTCGGTACCCTGTAGCCATTCAGGGTGTCGGTAGGCATTTCAAAAACAGCGCCCTCATCCACAATGGCCTGTTTGTTCGGGTCATGCTGTCCCGCCGTAATGCTGTAAACCGAGTTATTTTCTGTTTCAGAAATGCTCAGAATACGGAAAAGGCGGACGGACAGTTCACTGACCGATATGGCAAAAACTGTTCCATCACGCACCCAGGCTGGAGCGCTGCGCAAAGTAATGACGCGCCCGGATACACTAACAATGGGGTATTTCACAAACTTTCCATTGCTGCCCATAAGCGACATGTAGTCGCCAGGCGAAACCAGACTGGAGACGTCCGCATCGACAGTTATATTCGCGCCGGAGTGCGAGACAATACGCCCCCCCAGACGTGTCCCGGCATAGTCGTTATCCATGATTTCCACGACGTCACCCGGTGTGAAGGCGATTGCATCCCGGGCCATCTGGAAAGTTAACCGGCTGCTCTCCCGTTTTGCGGTTTCCAGCAACCATTTACCGGCTCGCCAGGCCTGCCCGCGCGAAGTGCAGCCGAACGCCTCGATAGTCGTCTCGTTATAGTTCCCACGCGCGATCATGGCATCGTCGGAAACATATTCCTTCACCTGCTCCCAGCCATTATCCGGGTCAGTCCAGGACACCACCACCGCGTTATATTTTTCAGCGCGCCTGACCGAGCTGCGGCTGAACTTACCCTCTACAACATTCGCATTGGTGATGGTGGCAACCGGGTCCTGAGGTGTATCCAGCATGACCGTGAGGCGCAGGCCATCCCAGAGGGCGATGCCCCGGAACATCCCGGCGATTTTATCCAGAATATCGCGGGCGCTGGCCTGCTCGGTAATATAGGCGTTCAGCGTCATGCGAGGCTCTTTCCCGCCATAGCCGTCGTTTACCAGCTGATCGCAGTACTGTGAAAGGATATAAAGCGCGCCGTCGTCGACATCGACATAACCCGCTCGCCGGGCCAGGCCGAAGCGCGTGTTTTTCACCAGTTCGCGAAAGAGCCAGGCCGGGTTGTTCGTCCACGCTTTCTTAAATCCCCCCAGCCACAATCCGGTATACGTGCGGGCAATAGGATCGTAGTTATCCGGGACATCGACAATCAGGCCGCGCAGGTGATAGGTGCGGCTTGGGGTATCCCTGTACTGGTCACGGTCAATCACTGCACCGGCAATAGCCGAAAACGGGTAGTTCAGGTTGTCGTCAGTGATCTGGCTGTAGCTGTTCCAGATAGTACCGTTAGACAGGAGGTCGCTGTTACTGTCAGGTGTGATACGGCGAACGCGGATATCGAAAGGTTTCGTTATCGGCGCATCGATGAGGTGCGCCTCAAGATATTCGCCAGATATTTTCCCGGTGATAGTAACCACTTTTTGCTGAATGAACGCACCGCCGGCAACGCGGGTTTCGATCACCATTGTTACAGAGGTTTCCTTCTGGTTCCCTTTCGTGTCCTGCTCGACCAGCCCCGTCACACCGATATTCAGCCTCACGCGTGTGACGTCCTGATCGGTTACTGTGCGGACCAGTGGCGTGTTGAAAGTCACCTCTGTATTAACGATGCTTGTCGCCTCGATGGCGGAAAAGCCGTTAATGGGGCTCTGAAATTCCGAGCCGGGGCGCCAGGCGACGCTCACGCCGTTCACGCTGACATTGCCGGCAGGATCCGTGATGGGAGTTTTATTCAGCATGAAAGAAGAAAGGTGCGACTGGTCAACCGGTCCGTAAATCGGACCTTCACTGATGAGATCCAGCACGCGGTAAAACTGTTTTGATTTGAGGTTATCGTCGAGAAGTTTCGGAGTCGATGCCTTGCCGCCGCCTGATGACATATTTCCGCCTTAGCTTATTGATTCTGTCCAGTCCTGGTTATTTGTCGTGTCAATACCGAGGGAAATTACGTTAGAGCCCACCACCATTTCACCGAGCAGAATCGGCACTGGCCGCCCCTGCCCGGCGCGGTTCTCCGCACTGGTAAAAGAGTTATTAGTGATGGTGTTGTTTTCCGCAGCCTCGGCCGAGGTTTTAGTTTTCATGTTGCGGGACATGTACACGCTGTAGGCAATGGAGGCGACACTTACCGCTACAGCGACCCACATGGCGGCGGCTGCGGTAATTGCCCCCTCAATCACCGGCACGAAAAGTACACTGGAACCATCAGCCAGACGCCTGTCCAGGTGCCAGCGCATCGCGTCTGCTGCAACATCTTCACCGGCAATACGGACGCGCACCCGCGATTTCAGAAAGTCTTTTTTGAATGCCGGACACTGGGCCAGCAGCAGGCGCAGCCCCTGCGCGGGTGTATCAACGTTTAATGTGACCTGGCGGAAATGTCGGCGGAAATGCCCCGCAAATCTAAAAATGAGCACCGTTGATGTCTCCAGATGGAATGGGTTTGCTTTAGAAAAGCCATGCGGTAGGGTTCGCGCCTGCTCAGATGTCCGGCATGGTCGTGGTGAAGCACCATGTTGTCTTCCAGAAGGATCATCGCATGGCACGGGTCGGCACCCGGGAACGGCTGGCGGAGGATCACATCACCGGGTACGGCCTCGCCAGGGGAAACCTGGTGGAAACCGTTGGCCGCCATGTTATTCAGGTAGAGGTTCTCGCCTCGTAGCCACCAGCCTTCTGTACGCGCAAAATCCGGCAGGTCAATGCCACACAAGTGATACGCATCGCGAAACAGCGAGTAGCAGTCCGTCACACCATGCTTGAAACTGCGGCCCAGCAGGTGCGGTACCGCGCGGAACTTTCGCAGCTTGCCGTTACACGCCAGCCACCAGGGCAGTCCTGTCATGACCTGCATGGCACGATCAGCACCTGACAGCACCGGTACCGCCTGCGGATGTGAGTGAAATACCGCAGTGATTTCCCCCACCTCTTCCGCTGCCAGCCAGTCTTCATCGCTGATGCGGAAATGGTGAGCAGGATCGGGATGTGTATTCCGGCACGGGTAAAGGCGGGTATCGTTGATTATCAGCGCGCACACTTCATACTGCGACGAGGCCGCATAATCGAGTAATTCCTGCATCAGGAAACCTTCTGTGAACCGGGGAAACTGCTGATTGGCATGGGGTACGGTCGCGGGTACCGGAAGCGACAACCTGTGCGGCGGTGAGAACATTTGTCCAGCGCAGGGTTGCTGGTCGGGTTGTCCCGTTCATCGGCGACCGGCGGTCCGTCGTAATTGCAGCCGGTACCGCGATAAACCCACTGGCACACATCCGCCAGGATAGTCCGCGCCGGAATAATGGCGTTGTCGCAATCCACCGGCGTTGCGAGAGAATAAGTCACCTGCTCTGACGTCTCTTCGGTCATCTCCTCGACAACGTAACGGGATACTGCCTCCATGGTGGGATCTGCATCCGGGTTCCCGTTGGGAAAATTAACCGCGTCCAGATATTTCACCGGCACCTGGCGACGGGTGATCACCACGCCCAGCAGATCGTCGAAATCATGGTTCATCCCAAAAATCATACCCGTGACGTTCGCGACAGCCATGGCCGGGCGCGCATAGGTACCTTCGTTCCGGCTCTCGAAGCCTTCGACAGCGATCGGATAAGGGGGATAGGCGTTACCGCGCCAGATAACATTGTTGTAAAAGCCGTTTGTACCGGAGTGAAAACGTTCGAGGTTCCCGCCGTAGGGCCGTAGGTCTAGCTCAAACAGATCGATAAAAGCGCCAACTCCGGCATCAACGCTTTCGATAATCAAATTGGCTGGTATATCGCGCACTGAAATTCCTCCATAAAAAAACCCGCCGAAGCGGGTTAATGTTATGCACTGTTTCGTTTTCGCCAGTCGTCCACCATTTCTTTGGTGACTTCGTCTTTATAGCAAATCGGAGAATAACCTCCGGCTTTACTCCAGGCGCTGCGTTTACCACACTTACTGCCGTTACTGGCTCTGTTAAATGGGCAGGCGCAGGTACCTGGGTATTCGGAAATAGACTCTTCGATAATCAGTTGCTTCACCTGTTCGACGGGAAGCCCAGACTCTTTGGCAAAGGCAGACAGGCTTAATGCAAGAACAACGGTACCAGTTAAGAATTTAAGTAACATCGTTAATACCTCCATGTTGGTGGATACAAATTAAACGATGCTGATTAATTCAATTGCTCAATAACCATGCATTTATTGCGCGTTTATCGTGGTACCTGTTCAAACGTGGCCGTCAGTTCATAGAGCGGCCCGGTCTTTGTCATATTCCAGGAGCGACAGACGAACAGCGCCTGTACCCCCGTATCCGATGGCGTCCAGTAGAACGACTCCACCGCCATGCGTGCTGTCAGAAACGCCTCGGCCTGCTTCGCCGGGTTCACACGGCACGGCCCGTTAACGCCGCGAAACGTCAGCGAGTATTTTGACATCAGCGGGTTAATGCCTTTTTTTTGGCGCTGCTCGTAGCCGTCACCGAGTTTGACGACAGCCACGTTAGGGGTGCGTTCGGCGCTGTAGCCGCGCAGAGGTTTCCAGGTGAAGATTTCAGGCATTATTTCCTTCTCCCCTGCAATATGCCGCCAGGCCTCGAGCTCTGATCTACCATCATCTTCAACATATCGTTGCTCCAGGCCTTGCGCAGCCTGGCAATATCTTCTTCACCGATACCGCCAGTTGTGTTTATCGTCAAATTCATAACGGGGTTGAAAGAGCCGCCGCCTGCTTTATCTGCTGGAATGATCTTCCCTGACTTATTCGGCATGAATATTTGCTGGCCACCAGCTGTCTGGAACACTTCAGAGCGCCCATCCTCGTTAACGCGATAGGCATTGCCAGCAGACACCCCGCCGCCATAACGGCGACCGCCAGCAAGCGCCAGCCCCTTGGCTGCAAGCATTGAACTAGCGTACGCTGATTGCCCCACCGCAGCAGCACTGCCGTACGTCGCGATAGAAGCACTCATTGCAGCGGGTGCCCACGCAGCAGCGGCAGCTGAAGCCTGGGCAGTAGTTGCTGCCAGAGAAGCAGCTGCAGCCGCCTGGCCCATAAGCTGACTTTTAGCCCATTCAATACCCATCTGAACAAAGCTGCCCACCACGCTGTTTAAAATCGTGGTGCCGATGTTGGCGAAAGATTCCCGCAGGCTCTGAGTGCCGTTTATCAGGCCAGTAATGGCGCTGGTTGCCCCGCCCTGTAAGGAGTCCACGGCGGCGCCAATCATGCTGTTAATCTGGCTTTGCTGCTGCCACTCTTCCCACATGGCCGCCATGCGCCGCTGGTGATACTGTTCCTCAATACTGGCCCGTAACGCTTCGGCTTCCGCGATCTTTTGCGGATAAAGGGTTACGTACTCATTGAGCTGCGCCATTTGCGTCAGATATGAGTTATCGACCGCTGCAACTGGTGATACCTGCCCCTGCAGGCTGGTGAAGTTCTGACTGGCCTGAGTGCGCTTTTTCTCTTCCTCCGCAGCGGCCTTTATCGCCTGCTGACTTCTCCAGATTGCGTCGGCCTGCTGCTCAGCCTTAGCTATTTGCGCGTCAGTCGCTTTATTTCCAAGCGCCATAACCGCATCGTACTTCGCCAGTTCAAGCGAGCCATCGGCATAACCGGTGTTGAGTCGATCCAGTGCAGACTGCTGACGAGATAAAAATTGCGTTGCGTCGTCAGCGGACTTCTTCGCTTCCTTGTTTGCGGCTTTTCTTGCGCTGGTTAACCGCTCTGTTTCAGCGTATTGAGCCGCAAGGGCCTTTCTTTTTTTCTCATCAGTAATCCCGGCATCATCAGCATCGAATTGCGCCTGCAGTCTTGCTCTTGCTTCACCTTCCAGTTTTGAAAGAGCAAGGCGGCGTTCGGCGTTCTGAATGAGTTTCTTCGCTTCGGGGGAGTCTTCCGGTTCCGCAGGTTGTATATTCCCAACGTTCGCGGCTTTTTTATTGAGTTTATCCATAAACTCGATGGTTGCTGCCATAACAGTTATGGCTTTATCGGCGGCACCAGGAAGAACATTTTTCAGGTTGTTTTCAAGCACAGCAAAAGCGGCGTCAGAGTCTCTGGCTTTCTGATTTAATTCACCCTGGATAACGGCTAATTTCTTTTGCGTTTCGCTTAACTCCCGTGAAGCTTTTTCAGCCTCAGCGGCCTTACCTGAAGTCTCACCGAGCGCCTCTGTCAGTCTTTCCTGAGCTTCAGCAATTACATACGCGGGAGCGCCTGATTTCTTCAGGCCATCTAACTGCCTCTCAAGCTCAGCAGCCTTTTTTCGTGACTCGTCAAGACTGTCATACATGTCCATTAGAGCATCTTTCTGATTACGAATAGAGTCCGTTGTTTTGTATAGCGTGTCCTTCAACTGAATCGCACTCATTTCTTGCATTCTGGCAATAACACCATCCAGACTGTCAGCAAATTTTATGCTTTCCTCTTTCGCCTGTTTAGCGCTTTGCCACCAGTAAAGCAAAGCCCCGGCAGCGATCATTATCACCCCGGCAGGTCCACCAATTAACGAAAAAGCATTACGCAATAACCCCATCCCAATAGATGCGCCGCTTGCGGCTGCAGTAGCGCGAACGGTAGCTGCTGCCTGCGCTGTTTCTGCTTCAGCTAGCGCGATCGAAGCTGCGGTTGCTCTTGTTTTTGCGGCAGTAAGGTTATCGAGTGCCAGCATTTCCGCTGCACTTCCTCGCGCTACGTTATATTCTGCCTGGGCCAGATTTAGCGCTGAAATCGCAGCCTCTTTATCTGCTAGCGACCTGCGCTGTGTGGCATTGGCTGAAAAGAGCGCAGCCTGAGCCGCCTGATTTTCAGTAGTCACCATTTGGCGATTCGCGGCGATGTTCTGAATCTTACCGGCAATGCCAGCTTTTAATGCACCTGCATACCGACCAGCCAACACAAGAGCAAATGCTTGCGCAGCAATAGTTGCGGTATCGATGAACCCAGCCATGCTTTCAGAGTCTCGACCGAACTCCAGAATAGTGTCAGCGGCAGCAATAAGACCGTTGGTAAAGGTTTGTAGCGCTCCTGTCTGGCCCTCGATTGCCACCAAAACTTCAGTAAAGGCCGTTTTCATCCTCACGCCAGCATCGGTAAGGTTGTTGGACATCCCCGCCGCTGCGGCTGCGTTCTCATTGAGTGACTGGCGTAATCCCTCGCTTAAATCTGATGCTGTTAACTTGCCTGCTGCGCCCATCGCTCGCACTTCGGCGGAGGTTTTTTTGCTGGCGGTGGCAATATCATTGATCACGGTTGGGATGGCGGTAGTGATGGACTCCCACTGATCGGCTGATACCTTACCGGTATTTATCGCCTTTGTGAAAGCACTGATAGCTGACTCAGCCCGGTCCGCGCTGGCGGCGTTCTTTACGAATGCATAAGACATTGAGTCTTGGACATCAATAGCTTGTTCAGTGGAATAGCCCATACTGCGCAGACCGTCTGCGCTGCGAATATAAAGCTCCTGTGCTTCTGCTAAAGATCTGTAAGTCCCGTTAGCGGTATTAAGTAACCGTTTCTGAACGCTTTCAAATTCAGCCTGGCTAGATGTCGCCATCTGAACCCGCTCAGCCATTTCCTGGTAGCTCTGAACCATCTTTGCCATTTCCCGCAGAGCACCCGCGGCAAAAATTAGTCTTAGCGTTGCAGCAAGCTTCGAAAGCGTAGTATTCAGGTTATCGGCTGATTCATCGGTGTCATCAAAATTACTCTGGAGATCATTTGTCATGTCGACAACATTACGCCCAGCAGAAAGCAGCTGAGCTGTGTCCGCGCGAATGATATAAACAATTTCACCTACATTTTCGGACATATGTATTTTCTCCAGGCAATAAAAAACCTCGCCGGAGCGAGGTTCACAAGATTGATTTTTGATTACATTTTAAGAGCTATGACTGCCACTATAAAAATGATTACAACAACCCAAAAAAACTGCCCCAATACTTTGTTTTTTTCGAGGGTCTTGTCAGTCTCTTCATCTAATTTTTGAGCTTGTTTATTCATTTCTGAAGATGAAGCATTTAGCTCTTGCGTATAAACATTCAAAATTTCTGTTTGTGCGAGATCAGGCGCAGCAGAAATGAATTCCTCAAACTGATCATTCAGATCAAGGCTGGCTGTATACGCGTTTCCGCCCGAGACTATAACCTCTTGCAATTTTTTATGTCTAAGGTTTACCAACTCGCGTATCAGGGGTCTATTCGCTTTAAATTTTTTTGTACCTTGTGGGGTTTCAGTCGAAGAATAATAGTCTTCGGCACTACCCGGTATATCAATTCGCATATCCCTAATCCCATACCTACTAAATTCATTCGCAATCGTAGCATGGGGGGGAGTGACGCAACGGCCAGGTCTGATTTTTTGATCTCAGTAACAGCGGTCAGTGCAGCCCGTTGCGCTGTGCATCGAGTGCGAACATCTTCTCTGCCCAGTCCATAGCCTCATCGTAATGCTGCTCTGTCGGGATTTTCGCGGCTTCCTTCGGCGGATATTTAGCGCTCATTGCCGCCCTGAAGCTGGTCATGGTCATGTTCCAGGCATCGGATTCACTCATGCCCAGGTGTGCCACAGCCAGATAAACGAAAGACCGGGCATCGAATTTCCCCGAGTATTCGCCTTCACCTTTGCTGGCGGCTTCCTGCGGCTGGTCGCCCACAACCCCATGGCGAATAAGATGGCGCGCCAGCTGGATGATGTGTGATACCGGCAACAGGCCGGGGCGATACGATAACTTGCCTTTTGCTGTGACTGAGCAAATACCGATCATCTGGCGGAGGTCATCATCACAAGCCGCCTGCACAACCTTTGCTGCAGTAACAACCATGTCGGCGAAACAGCGCGCCTGAGCACTGCGCAACACTTCTACATCGCTGATCCGGTGTTCAGGATAATGTCCGCCGTGTACCGTCACGAATGCTGTGACAATCTCTTCCGGTGTGCCAATGCGCGACATCGCAAGAAACGAAGGGTTGAGGAATATTCTCCGGCCACCGGCGCGTATTTCCGCCTGGCCGATATCGGTAATTGCCTGCATAAAACCTCAAAGGGGCTTTCGCCCCTGTCAGTTAAGACGCGTTGACCACAACCGTTGCCGGGCTCGTGGTGACGGTACCGGCGGTGGGCGATGAAACCTGGCAGGTGTACGAACCGGCATCCCCCGCCACCGCGCTGGCTTTGGTGTAGGTGGCTGACGTGGCGCCGCTGATATCCGTGCCGTTCTTCTTCCACTGATACGTCAGCGCTGAACCATCTGTCACGGTCACCGCTGTGGTAAGCGTCAGCGTGCTGCCGGTGGTGATGGTGCGGTTCTGCGGCTGGGAGGTGATGTTAATGACCGCGCCGACGTCGCGGACATCCACCAGCCCGGCGCTGGAGGCTTCAATCGACCACGTGGCCACGTCATCATGCGGTGATTCATCCTGCCAGCTCGTTACCAGGAACGGGCCTTCTGTGATATCGAACGGCGAGATAATTTTCAGCCACACGTAAGGCTGGTTGCTGGTTTCTCCGGGCGGGTTATATACATGGCGCTTCATTTCCTTCTGGCCGTAGATAGCTTCCTTGCGACTTACGCCGTCGCCGGAGAAGGATACGTTTTTATACGTGACCAGATTTTCCTGGGTATACGCTGCGCTCTGGTCAGCTGTGGCGTCTGCGGTTTCCCATTCCACGCCGGTTGTTTTGCCACGCATCATGCCGAGGCGCTTGTACTGGCTCAGCGTGGGCTGAACCTCCGGGCAACCAATCGCAAAATAAACGACGACGTCGCGCCCCGTGAATGCACCTGATTCACAAGTCATATGTGTTACTCCGTATTATCGGGAAATAATGGTCTGGAAGTTAATTTCGAAGGCGCAGCGGCCCTCTTCGGTGCGGAAGGCGGGAACGCCCCCGACTGGCTGCATTGAGATGATGCATTCGGTGTGGTAGTCATCGAGCATGGCCTGGCGGATGGCGTCGGCGGTGTTCTCCACCGCATCAACATCGGCGTCGTTCTGCCCGGTCAGCAGGATGAAGCGGAAGTAGTCGCGGGTGATGGCCTCTTCTGCCGCGCCACCGCCCTGCTGCTGGATAACGAGATAGCGATCGTTTTGTGAATCTTCCACCTCGACCCAGAACCGCTTTTGTACGCGGTAGCCGGTATCAAAACCGTGGCTCTGCAGCCAGGCGCGTAACGCGTCAAAAACCTCGCTTCGCGTCATAATTTGTAGCCTCGTTGTATGGTGGCTTTGATGTCGGCTATGCCGTCGCGCTCAAACCCTTTACGCAGAAAATCAGGCTCTGCATCCGGATCCCAGTAATTACCGCTGCCGTCCGGGCGGAGCTTGCCTTTTAACGTGCCACCGGCCGCATTCACCCGGGCGGCATAACTTGCGGTATAGCCGACCCGCCCGGTCATGCCACCCGGCTCTGGCTTCAGTTCGCGATACATGCTGTTCACCAGCGTGGAGGTATGAATCGGGGTTATCTGTGCTGCGTAACCGGAGCCGACGATCATAACTTCGGTGATAACCTTTTCTGTCACTGCCCCGGCGATGTTTCCAATCACATTGCCCATGTTTAACTGAACACGTTTGATACCTTTAACGGGCATAGCGTTGTCTCCTGTAGTTATCAGGCACCGGGCTAATTACGGTCAGCGGTCAGAATTTTGTAGTCGGGTTCCTCGCCGAAAAACGACATATCCCACATCCTGACCGCCCGGATCACATCACCTTTCGCTTTTACCGGGTCCGGCTCGGCGGTTGTATCACCCACTGCGACATAGTCGTTACGCAGCGGTTTGCGGACATCTGCGCCGTTGTGCTTGAGCTCGGTGGAGATAATCAGGTTAGTGGTGAACTCGGCACCGGCATCATCGACCGCCTGTTCCTGGTCTATCTCCCATGTGCAGTCGATAAGATACGGTGTGCCGGTCAGCCAGATACCCTTCCAGTCATCGTACGTGCGCGGGTAAATGGTCGCGAGGTTGGTATATACCCAGTTCGCTGTAGCGCTCATGACTCCTCCCAGCTGATCACTTCCGGGTTCCCGGCGGCTACCTCACGGCAAAAGATGAACCATTCACCGTTATTTTTGACGTAGCCGGTCACCTTCCTGCCGCTGTCTGTTATCACCCAGACTTTAACGAACGGCTCCGGCAGACGCTGTTTCACCGATACCCAGGCCATTACCGGCCCCCGTTGCACATACAGCCGCCCTTACCGACCCAAATCCCTGCAAATGCTGGCGCAGCAGTCGGATCGGGCGGGATAAGTGCCGTCGCGCAACCATGTTTGTCCAGTCCGCTCAGCAGGCTCAGCGCCCCTTTCCAGCGGTCAGAAAACGACTGATACCGGAATGAACGCGAAGCGCCGTTGGGTGCGGTCTGGCTGGTAAGGTATTTATCACCCTGCCCCAGCCCCATCAGCGCAAGCAGGTACAGCTGGATAAGCAGCACTGTCGATGCCGGATAATGAAGTACCAGGCATTCTTCAATGCCGTTGGCCTGGTCAATCAGCGCCGCCAGCACGAAGTCGGGTAAAGCGATGCCCTGCCCGGTCAGGTACTGCTGTGCCTGTTCCTGTGTGACCATGACAGACTCCTGAAATAAGACGCCCCGCCGGAACGGGGCATAAAAAAACCGCTTTCGCGGCGGTTATTCAGCAGGGAACAGGTTTTCAAGCTCGCCAGGCGGCAGCAGCTCCGAAAGCTTTTCCGCACCCAGATTGCCTTTGAACTCGATCCCCAGTTCTTTCAGGCGTTCAGCAATGATTTCTTTACGGGGTTTCACATCAGTGCCCGCGCCCGGTGTTGCCGGGATAAGTTCACCGCCCGCTTCCCCCTGCATCAGGCGAAGATGAGATTCCAGCGCTGGATGAACTTTATCCAGAACCAGCACATCCCCAACCTTAACGCCATGCCAGCCACGTATGACTTCAAACTTCGGCATAATTTCTCCTTAAGCCAGATTTGCGCCGTAGACAACGCCGGACAGGCCATCGTCATCGCGTTTAATCTGCAAACCTTCTGCAGACATAATCTGGAAGTTGTAGTTGCTCTGTGGCATCGGACGAGGCAACGGAACCACCCCGACGGCCATCCCTACCAGCGGCGTGATCACATCCTGACGACGTTCATACGCCAGGAATTCATTACCGGTTAGTGCATAAGTCTGGCGGATATCTTTCACCGGCATAAATTTGCGGATGGCGTCCAGGACATTGCCGCTGATTACGGCGTTCGCGCCGCTGCCGACTTCAATGGTGTACGGCTTCGACAGATTCGCCATGATTTCAGCGCTCAGCCACAGCACATCGTACGCAGTGACTTTGTTGGCGCGGGCGGTGATACCAAACGGTCCTGTTGGGCCGAAGAATGCCAGTAGCTGCGCCGGCGATTCCGTGGTCAGGTCGATATTCGCTCCCCCGGCACCGGAACCGAGGTTAATCTTGGCGGTGTTACGATGGTTGCGCATGCCCTGGGCCGGATAGTTCTGAACCTGAATGGTCGGGTTGCCGTCGAGATAGCCTTTAACGCGACGTTTATGGAACTTGCGCATCTTCGCCAGTTGCGAATCCAGCACCAGGTCAATACCGACGGTATTGAGGCCCGCAGCAAGACGCCAGTTCACACCATAACCTGCGGTATAAACCGGGATCGGGTCGCCATCGCTGCCGTATTCGGTGTGGTCAAAAGAAAAAGGTGGCTGACCATCCAGACTAACCTGCACATCATCGGCGATGTCGCCAACGACGTTATACAGCTTGGCTGTCTTGCCAATCGGCAAAACTGTCTGTACACCCATCAGATCGTTGACGATTTCCATCCCGATTTCCTGATCGCGCAGCTGGATGACCTGTCGGTCGATTTCAGCCCAGAATTCACGACCGAGACCGTCACCAGCCAGGGCATTCGCCGCCAGCATTTCAGGCGTCATGAGATTACGGTTTACCGCCATCATGGCGCGGTGCTGGGCATCCCACATGTTACGGTTAGCCCACAGCTCATTCCAGTGCGTGCGCAGGCGGCTGTTGGTCGCCAGTGTTTCAGCAGAAAAATACATTGATGCTCTCCTTAAGCAACGGTCACGCTGGAAGCGCGCGCGCGGATGCGGATGAAGTCAACCGCCGTGGTGGTGACGTCATCCTGGCAGTAACCGATGACCTGATAGGTACCCGCAGCGGTAGGAACGGCAGCGGCCTGACCTGCAACAACCGTAATTGGCTGGTCTTTTTTATAGGCGCCTGCAGCCACACGAACAGCGAATTCACGCCCTTCTTCCAGGTAATTACCCACACCCGAATGACCGGACGGGATCGTATCGGTAATGCCCAGCCCTTCGTGATAAGCGCAATCCAGCACATACATGCGTCCCACAGGCGCAGAGGCCTGTGCAAAAAGATTGCTGGCATTGATGACAACAAACGTCCCCGGGTTCAGGGGCGCGGCAAGTTTTCGGGTTTCCGTCTTGTAGAGCGATTCCCCGTCGATATTAACGCGACGATAACGTGGCATTGGCGTTTCCCTTATTTGAAGTAAGTGGCCGGATCAGGTGCGCCGGTTTCGGTTTGCGCCTGCGCGGAGTTAGTACCCAGCGGTGCGGCTTCGCCCAGGTTTTTGAACATCGCATCCAGTGCATCACCTGACAGCGCGTTCGCGACGATCTCGCCGTGAACTTTCGCAACCGCCGCGCGCTTCGTTGCTTCTTCGGCGCGGGAGTTAGCGGTCAGGGTCTCAGCGAGCTGCTGCTGGTTAGTCTGAATTGCTGCAATGCTTTCGCTCAGTGGCTTAATGGTCGCGTCGTTATTAGCGGCGATGGCCTCACCAACGATTTTGCGAAGCAGTTCTGTATCTTCAGTGGTTAAAGGCATGTCGCCCTCCGTTTGATGGTTAGTTGCAGGCTTATCCTGCGGTGTGAAAAGAGATTTAACTTTGTTGGTTACAACGGTGACCCAGGATTCCTGGCGGGCAACCGGCGTTCCGGTGTCGTCGAAGGTGATTTTTCCGCCGTCAGAGGTGTAGCCGTAAACCTGCGCGCTTCCGCCATTGCGAATAATCACCACCTGCGAATCAGTGAAGTCAGCCACCCAGGCATATTCGTTCTCGCCTGGAGCGAACTTTGCTTTTGCTGCACGATCGAGGCGTTGTTCACGCTCCCGGAAAGATTCGCCCACCAGCGCGCCGGAGTTGGCTTTTAATGGCGTGGCGAGGTCGGCATTCACCATCAGGCCAACGCCCTGCTTGGGTGTGGCCGCACCGACCTCATGCAACAGAATGGCGTCGTGATCCATGCCGTGGATTTTTGCCACCCACTCAGCACCCAGCGCCTTCTGTTCTTCATTGGGTTCGAGCTGGTCAAGAAACACCGCCACACTGGTGTGAATTGGCGGCACGTCCTCGCCGCGCTCAATGGCTGCCACGCGCTCGAGGAGTTCCCGGCCACCTTCAGATTCGCTGGCCTTGTTTACATCCACCCATTTCTCCAGGTAGATACGATTCCCGGCTTTTTTAACGTTGCGGTTCCACGCGCCGACGAACCCGACATTCAGCCCTTCAGGCGAGAAGGCCGACACAAACTGGCCGTTTACCTGCGGATGACCGAGCGGTGCCAGCGTCCCCTCGAGGCCCGCATAGTGCGCATCGATTTCACTGGCAGAATAGAGACCGCCGTTCATAACGACATTGGCCGGCAGCGTGTAACTGGGCAGGATCAGATGATCGCGCCCGTTGTGAACTTCCCGACGGATGGACTGGCTGTTCACACGGGTGGTGACGTTTACTTGCATGGTCATGGTGGTGTCTCGCGGTTACGCGGCTCTATGGTGGCCGCAGTCGCAGTGGTTGGCGATGAGTCCGGCTTTCTGCGCTTTCTCCAGGCGCTTTTTAGCCATATCAATGATGTTCGGGTTAAGCGGCTGACCGCTGGCATTAACAAGCACAGCAACCTGTGTGCATTTGCAGTTAATGGCGTTGCCGTCGATGCTGTACCAGTCACGCACCTCTTCTGTGGTGTACAGGTGCCCGTGGCGAAGCGCATGCTTACGCCGCGTTGTCGGGCTGAACGCTGAAAGGTGCAAAAGACGTGTTGTAATGCCGTATTGTGCTTCGGCATCATCCGTTTCATCCCACCGGGCCCGACGCAGCGCCGTCGGTATTTCCGTGCGGGCAATACGCCTGGCCCGGCTGAGTTCAATTCCGGCCTGGCTGGTGAGACGTTTCGCAATTTCCCGTGGGTTCTGCCCCCGCCCCATGCCATCGGTAAGAATGCGCGCCATGTCCGATTTCATCCGCGCACTGAGGTTTTTCATCTCCTCAAAAACTCGGGTTCTAACCAGCAGAAGGCGGCGCTGATAAGGATCGCTCAGCAACAACTGCTGGAGACTTTCACGCCCGGCGGCATATACCGGCGACTGCTGCGACAGGCTGGCAAACTCCTGGGCCGTGCCGCGCTGATATCCCTGCCTGACGTAATCCCGCCAGAACCAGAAATCGGTCTCGCTGCCACCAAAGAGGATTTCATCAACAATCACCGAGGCGTTGCTGAGAAGCATTGATAACAGTGAGGTGTCCAGGTCGAATGTGTAGCGAAGGTTTACAGCGGGCGATGCGGGAATACGGTCGAGAATGTCCTGGTAAGCTTTGGCAATGCGCCTTATCCGTTTGCCGAACTCGTTAATCGCACCGCGCTCAAGGCGGTCTGCACCGGTGGGATCGTTAAGGTTTCCCGGCAGAATAGGAGGTTTCGTTTTCCTCTTCTTCATCGTCTTCCCCCAGAGGTGCAGGCGAGCCCTCATACCCGGCAGCGACGCGTATTTCTTCACCGGTGAAGGGCTGTTCGCCAGTGCCGAGCAAGGCGCTGTTAATTTCCGCCATGGTTTTGGCTGCGGCCAGCTTCTCAGCGTCGGTGCTAGCGTTCAGGTCATCCCAGATAACCGTCTTTTGCCCTACCGCGTCGAGAATGCCCAGTTCCACCAGCTTGTCGCACAGGTCTTCGATATCGAATGACAAATCACCCCGGCGAGACTGGCAGCGTGCGTTGAAGTAACGCTGGTCTTCAGTACTGGCACGCTCGCCCGTCTGCATACCAACGAGGATTTTGGTCGGGATATCCAGCGCGGCGGCAGCTGTCTGGAGGTTGACGTCGTAGGTCGGGCCGGGGTCAGCCACAGATGTCACCAGCGGCGTTACAGCTGCGCCCTGCGTGGTGAGTAGCGCATCGTTGCCACGGTTAATCTCAACGGCGACTTCATTGAATTTTTCCTGCAGCTCCGCAACATCCACACCATAGAGCGAGGCCAGATTGGTAAAGTCGATTTTTTCGTCGAAGTTGATGCTCAGCTGGCGGGCTGCGTTCTTCAGGAACGACTCACCGGAGCCGCCTTCCACCTTCTCAAGGCTTACGAAAGCGTTGTAAGCGGGCTCAAGAAAACCAATAGCATCGGGGGAATAATCACCCAGGATAAAAACGCGATCCGGATGAACGTCCACGCGCCGGACGGCACCGTTCGCAAGTTGCTCGATGTACTGCCACATTTTCGGCTGGCCGTAGGTTCGGGAATTGATGCCTGTATCCCAGTCCTTAACCTTGATTGTTCCCGCCCAGGCAACGGTGATTTTCTCCAGCCCTCTCCCTCTGGTTACAGGCAGGTTCCAGTCTTTGCCGTCCCGGATATGCAGCAGAATGCCGGAGTAACGCCCCACCAGCCGCCGTAAGTCAGCCTCTGCAAAAGAGCGCCAGAAGCGATGCGTTAATACAGACTTAGCTTTCCGTTCCCAGTCTGTTTCCGGGCGGGTTTCGTCCTGCTTATCTCCTTCGATAATTTCCGGGTTGCTTTGCCAGCACGCACCGATCAGCTTTTTGACCGCGCCATGGGCAATACCGCCTCTCCGGTACAGACTGTAGAGGTCATCGAAGGTAATGTCGTCTTTGAATCCGTACTCGCACCATGCCGAGCTACGCTTTGAATCCAGCCCCATGGTTGGGTTGGCGGCCATCATACGGGCGCGCGCAAGCCTGGCATCGTTCAACGCATGGTTGACGGCCAGCTGAAGATTTTTATTCATGCAGGGTCCGTAAATTATCTGAGGCGTTTCGGGATCATCATGCCAATTGCCTGCGCTCCGCCGAGTTCGGTCAGCGCATACACGGCGGCATCCAGTCGGTCAGGAGACTTTTTGGCGGTGGCGGGCACGTATTCCATCAACTGGTTTTCGAGTAGATAGAGATTGCCGTGATGGACTACACGCCCCTGTTCGTAGAGCGCGGATATCGGTTCGGCGCGGGCGAATTTCCCTTTGTTGGCATGCACCCTAATTATGCGGCCTTTGAACCCGGCGTTACGCAGTGTTTCCTCCGCCATATCCCCGCCCTGGTTCGTTTCGATAACGATGGCATCAGCGCCATGTTCCTCATAGGCCCACATAGCCTTTTTAGCCCAGCCAGCCGGTGAGTATTTGGCACTGTAATCGCCATCAACAGAGAACTGTTTTTTATCACCAGCACCGTATGCGCTGGCGGCCACAATCCCGGTTTCGTCGCTTTCATCGCTGTTTGTGGCCTGCGGGTCAATCGCAATAACCGTACGAACCTTATCAAAGCGGATCTGCAGGTCGCGCGCGGCGCTAATCATCGCCTCAGTCCACAGTGCGCCCTCCGCGTTAAACTTGCGGGGCTTCTGCATGTATTGCGCCTCGGCAGTTCGCCGGTGCGAGAACAGCGATACGCGGTGTGTCTCGTTGTGCTTGAACGGCCAGAGCCAGCCGTCAGGCAGACCATGATCAACAGGGATAGCGTGGGTGTTTTCCGGATATTGCGCCGAATACGCCTGGCTGTTATCGATAATCACCGGCAGATTCAGGTGATGCCACATTTCACCGGAGCCGCCGCGCAGGAGGTATCCACTGAGGTCGTGATAGTGGATACGCTGCATAATCACAATCATCGGCGTTGTTTCGACGGCCAGACGTGATTTGATGGTTTCGTTAAAGCGGTTGTTCACGCCATCGCGTACAGTTTCGCTGTAGGCATCATCAGGTTTTACCGGGTCATCGATAATCAGCGCGCCCTGCCAGCCTGGCTCCATGTGTCCGGCACGAAAACCGGTAACCTGCCCGGCAGCTGACGACGCGTAAACCCCGCCACCATATTCGTTCCACCACATCGCCTTACTGTCCGCATCGTCACGCAACGCCATCGGCCACATTGACTGGTAGGCCTGCGATTTGACCATGCCGCGTGCAGTCGATGAGTTCAGTAGCGCCAGCTGGTGGGAGTATGACAGGTGCATAAACCGGGCGCGCCGGTTCAGCGCCAGTCCCCGGCCCATCATGTTAATGGTTGCCAGTTCTGTTTTGGTGTAACCAGGCGGAACGTTAATGACCAGGCGCTTTATCTCACCATCTATAACGCGGTTCAGCGTCTGCTGAATAACTTTGTGATGCGGTGCGACAATCATCTTGCCGCCGGTGCGCTGTTTGAAGAAATAGCGCGCGTAATACAGCCCATCCTCTTCGCATTCGACCTTACGGGCAAATGCCTTTTGCTCAGCAGTCGTCATCCTCCATCATCTCCTGCCTTGCTGATTTGTATTCCTCTTTGCTCATGGTGATCGTCTCGATAGCGCCACCGTTAGGCCCGGAATGCTCGAATTTATGTTTGTTTGTGTAGGCATCACCGCACTCTTTGGCGGCCTGTTCAATCAGTGACGCTGCCAGTGCCATATTCCGCATTGTCTCTGCCTTCGTCATCATTCGATCAAGCGCACGCAGCCGGTAGGCCTTATTGGCTATCGGGATGTCCGAGATTTCATTCTGGAAGCGTTCTCGGGTAGCGTTGAACAATTCCACCCACCGGGCAGCTAACGCCTTGCCACTGGCTTTTGTGGGGTCGTAGGATTCGACCTGCTGGCGGGTAATCTTCACCTGAAATTCAGCCTGGACAGCCTCGACAACCTGAGAAGGGGTATCAAAGCACGCAAGGGCCTGAACTATGTAGGCTTTCACATCATTTTTTAGAGCCGCCATAATTCACCATTCGTCCAGGTCAGTCCAGGTAATCAAGCCAGTTTAAGCATGCACGTCCCGCACGCCCTGGCGATATCAAGTTGAGCCACTTCCGCAGGCCTGTTTGCTACGTCCACCAGTTGTTGCACATCGTGACTTGCTCCATAGCGGCGAACGACACCAACGAACTCTTCCACATCATGGCCGCGTAGCTTCAGTTTGGGTAATCCACTATCCCGGTAGAATTTCGGCGCACCGAATTCATCGGTTTCCTGTGCGATGTGGTAGAGCTCATGCTCGACCAGCGCGCAGAACTCCAGATCGGAACATTGGGCGCAGTAATCAGCGGCCAGGGTGATAATAAAATCCGGGATGTGCCCGAACCATTCGTACATCTGCTGTTCCATGCGGGCTTTTTGCCAGCCACCAGCGCGCATCATTACCTCTTCACACTGGCCCAGCACCGTTCGCCCCTTCTTCGCGAATGCATTCGACGCCCACATGAATACGATGTCAGCTTCCAGTAAGTGGAAATGGTCAGGGTTATGCAGGGTGCCTTCTTCACTCAGTATCCCGGTATGTATCCACTCGTGAACGCCTTCAGCCGGGATTAATCGTATGTAGGGCTTGAAGTCCGGGTTATCGATAAACTGTGGCGGTGGGTATGGCCTTTGGGTCATGATGTCAGCCATAAAATTACCTTGCTTTCAGGTGCGCGTACGAAGCGCATAAAAAAGCCACCAGCGGATGCCAGGGGCTTATTTATGAGTAGTGCGTAGTAAAAATGAATCCTGATAATAATTTAAAAAACGTTAATTTTCTTGTTTGAGCTTATAAGGATTAATAAATTTCTTTTTAAAATCCTGAAACGAAACCTCATCCACAAAGTGTCCGGCTAAAATGATTTTCATTCGGCCATTTGCATCAATCCCACCTATCACGCGCATATCAGAATCTTCAAACTTATTGCTGGTGCGGAGATTATCTACGAACATTCTTAACGCTTTATCTTTGCCTGTCACTGAATAGCATTTTCTTCCTGAGATAAGCGTTTCTTCTTTTCCATCAATCATCGTCTGCTCTCCTTTTGTAATTGACAGAAAAAGTATTATGCATAATCGTTAGTGCGCTATTAATTTACAAAGTATCACCCTTCTACTTACACAGGCCTGCCACGAAAGAGATCCAAATAATGAAATCGAAAAAAACTTCACGTAAGCAAGCCTGTTACGCATAAAAAAGCCCCGCGTCTGCGAGGCTAATTTGGCTCAATGCTAAAACTTCGAAACGGGCGCAGGCTGATACTTCATAATGGCCCACTCAATATCTGAAAGAGACGGCTCGATAACCGGAAATCCAATCCAGTAATTTTTACCACTGAAAGATCGATACTCTAAAATTGAGAAAACGGCTTCGCGATGGCGCTGATCGTTTTCTTCGGGGGTGTAGTAATAACGATGCACCCCATCTGCCACTTTTCTTACTTCACCGTTCCAGCCCTCACCGAAGAGCATAACGTCACGCATAAAGCTTCTCGTTTGTAGGTATCCTTTAACGTCATTATAACAGGGACTCAGTGAATGCCTGCTGTAATGTCCAGCGTGATGGCAATAAAAACCGCCCGTAGGCGGTTAGTTTTAGTTATGGCTGTTTATCACCAGATTCAGGTGCTGAGCCAGTATCGTCTTTCTGGTCTCTACCGGTTTGCCCTGGCTGGTCGTTTTTGACGTTATCAGGAACAGGACTGTAATCAGGATGGTCCCCTTCGACTGGGCGATCGGTCATACAAACCTCCTTTCTGGTTAGGAAGTCTTAAGTGTAGACAATCGGTGAGCCTTATCTGCAGGAAGGGAGATAATCATCTTTAAGCAGATATAAAATAAGTTATAAATTTATTACGGCTTCGCTTATGGGAGATATCTCATATCAGTGCAGCGGCGCGTTGCTAAGTTTAAAAGGTAACGAAATGCATTTGCATACCCTCTGAAGAATCTGGATTTCCTTCCGTCTGAGGGTTTTTTTTCGAAACCATTTCATTAAACTAGGATTTTTCCCAATCAACCCGCTTACGCTTGTTAACTAAAAGTTAACAACCATAATCAGGTTTCCTGCCACGACAGGAGTTGAAGAACCAACGTAAGATCCTTGCCATTGAGAAAAGAATAAGAGTACGAAGTACTGTCAGCTCTACTCCGACTCGCCCTCTTACCCGAGGGCTTTTTTTTAACTGAGCAAATCCAAAACGTAAACATCGCTCAAGCGAGATATTTCGTCAAAAGTCACCGCTTACGCTTGTTAACATTATTAATCCGTCCATACTCAGCCTTCCTGCCGCACCAGGGGAGGTAGTACCGTTTGACCCTTTTTTTATTGAAAAATAAAAAGTGCGAAATGCACACGCCAGACAATCCCTCTCGCCCTCTTAATGAGGGCATTTTTTATTCCCCCAGCCATTGCACATAATCCTGCAAAAACCTCCGCTTGATCAGGCGCAACGTTTTTTTCATCCAGGAGTAAAATCACTCCCGCTGCCTCTTTTCTGAGCCATACTTTCATTAACACATCTTCCCTTTTTGGATCGTCCAACAGAGGAGGAATGTATGCAGGTAGTGAGTAAAAAGTGTGTTGTATCTTCCCGGGATTTAGATTTCCTTGCCTACAGCTTTGCCCGGATGCGTTTCCATGGTCGACATCTGTGTACTGATGCTATAACCGGTAACATGGATGAAGACTGCAGAATGTGGTTTCTGAAGCGTTATGACTTTTACTTTGAACAGCTAAATGAAAAGGAGCTGACTGAGTAACCATAAACCGGGTGGCAAAAGCTGCCCGGGATGCAGCCTTAAAGCAACGCGTTATACCAGGCCTGCCAGCGATATGTGTTGATCCGCAACTGGCGCAAACACTCCGCCGTCTCGATGTCTGCCTGCAAATCCTCATCGCTGTTTGCCCCGGCATTACTTGCCCTGCACGGTTCCTGCATCAAATCCGCTGATGGAGTTGGCAGCGTCGATGGCACGCTGGCGCAGCCGTACAGACTCATCATCAAAATCACACCTGGTACGATCCGGAGACTGAACATATTTCACCACGTCACGGGTTATGGTCCGGTAAATCACTCTGGCTTCGGCATTTGCCACAGCGGCTTTCTTCTCTACCGGCTGGATGGCTTTATTGGCCTTATCTTTCTTATCCGCCGCCAGCGCGTTGACATGGTCGGCGTGGGCATTCCATCCGGAACGCCAGGCGATAAGCGTCGTCGCCGAGAGACTGACCACCAGCGTCAGCAGAACATATCGCCACTTCATACCAGCGCACTCCGCGCCCGGTTGTAGCGCAGACGGCGGTCTTCAATGCCGTTATGGCCACCATTGATAATCTGCGTGACGCGCGCCAGGTCGCCGGAGTAAAGCAGGCATCCGCTGGTAGCAAAAAACCATGCTGCCGAACGCGCCGCGTTACGCTCCTGCTCCAGCAGCTCAGGGCTGGTGACCAGGTCGAGTTTCAGCGCGGTACCGCATTTTGTGTAATTTGCCTGACCGGTGATCTGAATCAGGCCGCGGCCGCGATATTTCCAGCCATCACCAGCTGCTTTGTTGCCCAGGCGTTTGCTGTACACCAGATTGGCAATAGCGCGCTGGCGTTCCAGTGGTAACACCTTTTCATACGAGCGACGACCCAGCGCGTTTGCCTGGTCCTGAGTAAGTCGCCCGGCACGGACGAAATCGGCGAGGCCTGCCACGCTGTAGTTCATGCTCTCCACCAGCCGGGAGAAACTCACGGACTCGTGTCCGGTCTGGGCGATAAACATCGCCTGATCAGTCGGTGCAGTGATGCCGAATTCTTTCATCGCCGCATCGATGTGCGGAAACCAGCGCGCAGCTAATCCGGCGCTTATACCAGCCGCCTGCTGAAATTGTGATTGTTTCATTCCGGCCTCAGAACATGGAAGATTCGCGCGACGTTGCCCCGGGCGCGGAACACGGCGGCGCAGATGATTAAGTTGATGGCGACAGTTGCCCAGTGGGTATGCAGATATGAATCGAACAGGTACCGGAACGGTACCGACGCATACGCCAGAATTATCAGGTAGGCCAACCATGACGCCCACGGGTTATGTCGCCCGCCAGGCTTACGGAACATCATCAGGCGCAGAACAATGGCGGCACACGCCACCACGTTCGTCACCACCAGCGGATCGTTAGTTACCATTGGTTCCCCCTCTCCAGCGTGCCAGCAGCTTTAGTGGGTCCTGTTCACTGAAAAAAGTCAGCGTCTTGATTGCCACGGCAGACAAAATCACCGCACCGAGCGCGTCCAGTGGCTTGTCTGCGTAGCCCGTCATTTTTGCCAGCCACGAACCCACCAGCCCCGAGCCATACACGCCAGCAAAATACGAGACAACGAAATACGCGGTACGGCGAAAAATCGTCAGGTCGGCAGCGGTGGCCACATAGAAAACAGCACCAGCAAACGCGCCGAACACCACGCCGTAATCAGTGCCGGTAAGCAGTCCATAAATGCTGGCGCCGGTCAGCGCGCTACCGGCGGCCGCGGTACCGGAAAAAGGTTCGGACATTACGCCCCCTCGTTAGTGGTGAGTCCTCTCAGGAATGAGGGGAAATAAAAAAGGCCGCCAATCGGCAGCCAGCAATCAATTTAATGCCGGGATTTTTATCCACACCCGGCGCGTGGTTTCCCAGCTTTCCACAGACAAAGGAAATTGCTAAATTGTTTATTCCACAGACAATTAGGGAATAACCATGGATGTAGGATTACTTATCGCGTCCCTTAAAAATGGGATCGGCGCGCTTTCTGCTGTGCAAAGTAACGAGGTCCTGCGCGAGCGCATCGCTTTCATTGGAGAGCAGATCGACGTACTTCAAAAAGCCCATGCTGCCACCATAGAAGAACTTGCCGAGGCGAAGGCCAAGTGCGTAGAACTTACGAAGGAAGTAGCGGCTTATCGGGCAAAGGATGAGTTTGTCGAGCACATGGGCGCGGCCTTCAGAAAAAATCCCGCGGGTGGGTATATCAGCGCGGTTTATTGCCCCAACTGTCTTAAACAGGTCGGTAGCGGGTTCGATGACTTTCCTTACCATTGCGGCTCCTGCGGCTGGACTTCAAGATTTGAAGGAAGGGAAATTGATAACGTGATGAAAACTCTTCCGTAGTACCAATGATAACTTTCACAACTCTGGAGAATTATTTATGAGCAGCATGCTTGACCCACAGAATTACAATAAAGAAATGCGTGAGAAAAAGATTGACTTGATGCTCTCAGCCATGGGGCCAATGAATGAGAAGTCGGCATTTCTTTTGGCTTTAATGATCAAACATTCAGATGATCCAGCCGCAACAATTAGAAGGATCGGAGACTGTGTCGAGGCGGTCTACGGCGCGGGTGAAAATACTGACACATCGCAGGGGTCAAATTTTAGCGAGATGAGGCTGATGTACCACAATGCCATAAGCATCTATCATAAAATTAAAGACATTTAGCAAAGCAAACCCCGTGATGATGCGGGGTTTTTTATTGGGCCAAGCAAACGCAAAAGCCCCACGGTGTTAACCGCAGGGCTTGAAACGAAGGCATTAACCCATCGTTGGGATAAAATTAACACAGATTCGGGAAAAGTAAATAGCTCAAATTAATTTCCTCACCTCCTATCGGGTTATCTGTTTCAGTTGCGCCTCAGCCCAGGCTTCTTCAATATCAAACTTCGTGATCAACTGATCGTAGAACGGCTTAACAGACTTCTTCCACGTGTCCAGGCTGATAGCATCAGTAATCTGACAGACAGCAGCATGGGCCTCGGTCGAAGGAATTCGCTCATAGCCGCGACCGCCGCAGCGTTTGCAGTCGGACATAACCGGAACGCCCTGCCTCTTCGTTTCCTTCTGGTCTACGGCTTTACCGCGGCCTCGGCAATCACTGCAGGCGCAACTGATGACCTTCTTACCATTGCAGGCCGAGCACAGTACGCGGGCCACCTCTTTCACCTGACGCTTAACCTCGAAATCACTGGGTGACTGCTTCAGATCTTTTGCCCACTGGGGGAGCTTCATGGTGTAGTGTGATTTCATCGTGTACATATCAGCCTCAATAAACCCTTTTCCGGCACAGCAGTCGCATTGCTTTACACTGGCGGCGCTGCGGGAATAGTCCTCAAAAGCGAAGGTGGCGAGCTGATGCATGACCAACGGCTTAATCCCAGCAGCGAGCTTGCGCAGCGCGGCAACCTTGTCGCATTTGGTCAGCGCATACTCGGCCAACAGTGAGATCGCCCGATCCCGGTCGTTCTGGCTGATGCCCATCTTCCCGAGGAAAGCGCTGTAGCCCAAAGCGGCACGCTCCTGCGTCATGCCCATAGCGGCCATGATATCGGTACCGGTCAGTGAGTCTGATGCGGTAGCGCGCGGGGAGTAGCTAATCAGCGTGGACTTTGCGAAGTGGTATTTCACGGTATTTTCAAGATTCACGCTGCAGCTCCTGCAATCTGGTAGATGCGAATAAAGTTACGAAGGATGCGATAGTCCACCAGCACCGTACCCGGGCGGCGATAAATGCGGAGGCGCAGCCAGCGCATGCGAAGCAATTCGATCAGTTCTGGTTTCATGCGACCACCTGCTGCTTAAGTTCTTTGAGTTTTGCGCGGTATTCATCGCGGATGCGGATGTAGTCGTCGCGCTTCCATTTCGGTAATTTGTGCGGGCCCATCAGGGCATCAAAGCGGGTCTGGCCGATTTTGGCGATTAGCTCCGGACGGTAGGCAGTCAGGTTGCCGGAGAGGTGGTTATTACAGACCGAACACTGCTTATGGCAGTTGTCTTCGTCAAAGCGCAGCTCCGGATTCGCGCCGGTAGTCCGGAAATGACCGGCATGATATTGCCCGTCGTGATGCCGCCCGCAGCTGATACAAGGGAGATGTCGATCGCGGTACCGGATGAATTCGTTAAAAGCCTGCTGCGCCTGTTTGATGAAATAGCTGAGCGGCTTAACTGCCTGTCGCCGTTCCGCCTGGCGTGCCCGCTGCTCTTTCTCCTCTTCGCGCTGGCGCTTCTTCTCAGCACGCATAGCATCAGCCTGGTTCTTTGCAGTCTGCTCTTTGCCTACAGCGCTGGCACATACGTAGCGGCAGACAATCTGCCCATCACGAACCGGGTGGAACCACTCCCTGCAGTGGATGCATTTTCGACGAGGTTTTTTAGCCATACTCACCCCGCAAAATTCATCAGCTGCGCGGCGGCGTTCTCGGCCTCACGCTGATCGCGAAATACGCGGGACAGGATCCAGCGCCAGAGCACATCCAGTGCGGCACGGTAGAGCTGCTGGAACTCTGTTTCGTCCATGCTGGCAAAAGAAACACTGCGGGGATGTTTACGGAGAGTGCCGTCAGGCAACTGGATGGTGTCGAAATGCCCGGCCTCGATAGTTACCCAGGCACGATACGCATCGAAGGATTTACAAAGACTGATGCCGTTTGTTATGCGGCGACTGGCAACCTGATCCAGATATTGCTCAGCGGCATCCATCAGCGCACTTTCGTTCCCGCCGAAAGCAGCCAGGTATCTGGCGTAACCGTTAACCAGCCTGCGTTCGTTGGAAGATATCGCGCCGCCGGTAGGTTCCCAGTAATCGAAGCCCAGATTGAGTAGCGCGAAGAATCGGCGGTGAAATGCCGGGTTGCGCACTTTTTTGAAATCGGCAACCAGAACAGCGCCGAGCTTACATTTTGAATGCAGAAAATCGCTGGTCTCGGGCGTAGCCGGGATCAGGATTCCTGATGATTGCTTGATTAATTGCAAGTGCGCCATGGTGTTCACTCCGTGGCGCAGCAGGTTTACCGGCTGTTCAGACCGATGAGATCATATTATCAGATGGTCTTTGGATGCGGTAGCCGAGATCAGTGAGAAACTGCACAACCGCGGTTGGCGTGAAAATAATTTCCTCATCAAGTAAAGGTCGCATAGAAATAAGCCCTCCACTTTTATAAACAAGAAAACGATCACCTCCTGGAAAACTACATAGCACCGCGCCATCCGCCCTTCTGACAACGTCATACCAGTCAGGCTCAGATGATTTTGAAACACATTCTCTCACAGCATCCCCCTGTTCAGCTTCAGGAAATAGTTCAACGTTCAATCAGTAGAACCACTCGTCCGCACTTTCCCAGGTTTCCTGCAGAATATTTGCGATTTCGTCTTTATCGCCACCGATAACATTGAGCCCGTCATTTTGTGCCCGACGAATGGTCAGCTTGCACCCTTCGTAGCGCTTGTTTAATCGTTTTAAAAGTTCTTTTTCCAGCGCCGGGATCGCGCCATCAGGCAGTTTTTTTGTACGTTCGATAGTGACTTCAACCTTCATGATCATCCCTCTCATAAAAATACTGTATAAATAAACAGTACACCCATACGGGAGAATGATCAACTCGATAAGCGCACAAATTGCGACACAGGTTTGAAAAGTTAAGTTGTTGTAAGCCATTGAATAAAAAAGCCACGGTACAACGTGGCTTAACATTAGTAGTATGCATGCAGCAGAGAGCTATCGTGTTTAACTCGGACCTAAATAGTCGAAAGTGATGTCACTGAATCCCTTTCGCACTGCAAATGAATTAACACCATATGTGTCCTTATAGTGCTCCTCTACCTTAGGCATTATTTGAGAATAAAGATCGGCTTCATCAATCTTGTCGTCTCGTAAAACAAACGTATCGAACTCATGCCGTTTGCTATCGATATAATAAATAACTTTATATTTTGCTTTCATATCAGCCCCTCAGTCATTTTTGGCAACAATAATTGTAGTTTTTATCACCAAAAACGCCGTGGTATGACCAGCAATTTTAATTATGCAGCAAGATATTTCGCTCTACACATCTCCGGCAAGTTAGCCCTAACAAGTGCCTCAGCGAACGGCGGCGGTACCGCATTGCCGCAGCGCGCCACCTGCTTATCTTTGGCGTACTTCACGCCGCGATAGTCACGGTCAATGATATACCACTCCGGGAAGCCCTGGGCGCGGTACAGCTCGTGCGGTTGCAGCATACGCATACCGATATCGACGATGCGGTAAGTGATGCCGTCAACGGTCACCAGCCCGTCGCAATCCTCACCGCAGTATTCCCGCAGGAACGCCAGCGCCTGCGCTGCGCGCTGTTCGTCGTAAGACTCAACCGCAAGCATGGTTTCGACTTCTCCAACATGCAGGCCACCGGCTGTGATGGTCGGCATCGGCTCGTTTGTTCGCTGTCCGTCCCGGCAGGTACCTCGCAGTTTCACCAGATGAGAGGCTACAACCGCATGATGGTCGACAGTGGTCACTGAGTGCGCTGGTTCGTCCAACCCGACGCCCGGCCCTGAGTAATTCCCGCCGTAATGCTTCGCCAGGAATGCGCTAACCGTCGCGAACTTATTGCCGCCGGCAGTAACGGTACCCAGCGGATTGTCCAGTTGCAGCACACGTGGTTGCTGTCCGGGGCGTTCGCCATACCCCATCTGGATCAGGGTCGAAGTCACCAACTGCGATTTTCCGCCGCCACCAGCGGTAATCGTGGCGCTCGGTTCGTCAGCCCGGTGCCCGATGCTGGCACCGAACTGACGGGCAATTACTGGCGCAACGACGCATGACCGTGACTCTTTCAGGATGGTATGCGCGGGTTTATCCAGCGGGCGCGGTTTGGCCTGATACTCGCTGCCACCATTACCCGCCAGGAACGGGGTAAGTGCGGCTTCCACCACACCCAGCGCATGCCCGTTTCCGCCCGGACGCTTCGATGTACCGGCAGTGATTGTCGGTACCGGTTCGCAAACCTCCTGTCCGGTTGCGCCAGTACGGAATTTTGTCAGGTGCGGTACCGCGACAGCATAGCCGTGGGTTTTGGTAATGGTCTGTAGCGGATCCGCCAGCGCCTGTCCTCGGAAGCAGTCGTAACTGGTACGGGTGCTGGTGTGATTGCACTTCACGATAAACGGCGACGCATTGTCGATCACGAACCGCTGAATGCCTCGGGCAATGCGTTTGAGCGTGTTCTCGGCCAGCGGCTTTTTGCGGTCAAAAATCGACGGCGCCGGGATTGACCAGTCGATACACTCCGCCGCCGTCCGCCAGGCTTTAAGCTTACCGTTCTGCACTGCTGGCGATTTAGGATCGCCGTGTGTCGGCTCCGGCCAGGTCACCGACACGCCGTCGCACCGCATCACCATAAAAAAGCGCTTTCTGATTGTCGGCGCGCCAAAGTCACACGCCCGCAGCTCGCGGTGATCAACAGCATATCCGAGCCCGGCCACCAGCTGTTGCGCCTGTTCGCCATCTACGGCAATACCCAGGAACTCGCAGCACTCTGCCAGCGCAGGATGCCCGGCAGGTATACCACCGGACAGCATCCCGCAGAACGCCTCAAATGTTTCCCCAGCGCGGGCCGGATCTGGGCGCATCTCTGCCGCCAGTAGTGGTCCCCATGTTTTGAACTCTTCGACGTTCTCAAGCATCATCACGCGTGGCCGCACCGCCAGCACCCAGCGAATGACAATCCACGCCAGACCGCGAATTTCTTTCTCGACCGGCTTTGAGCCTTTCGCCTTCGAGAAATGACGGCAGTCCGGAGAGAACCACGCCAGCCCTACCGGACGGCCGGCAGTCGCCGCCATTGGGTTTACATCAAACACCGATTCGCAGTAGTGCAACGTATCCGGGTGATTCGTGGTGTGCATCGCGACGGCGTTCTCGTCGTGGTTGATGGCAATATCCACACTGCGGCCAGTCGCCAGCTCAATACCGGTAGACGCCCCGCCGCCACCAGCAAAATTATCAACGATGATTTCTCTCACGCGTATTTCTCCATGGCAGTAGCCAGCGAACGGGCAGCAGTGACAATCGCTGGCACCGGCATTTTTTCCAGCCACATACGGTTTATATGGTGCTTCAGTCGGCGCTGGTGGTGCGCCGGGAGATCCCCGGCGATTTCCAGCTGCGCGAAGACCAGGCCAACCTCAGCAGGCCAGACTGTTTCCGGCACCTCCACCAGCAGCAGGCTTTCCAGTTCCACAATCCGGCGGTATGCGTACTCGAGTAATGCGTCACTCATGCTGCACGCTCCTGCTTAATGCCCATGCGCTGGCAGGCGGTAAGGAAAATTGCCGTCTCTTTTTCAATGCCGATGAACGTACGGCCAGTTTCCTGACATCCCACGCCTGTAGTACCACTGCCCATTGTGAAATCCAGCACCACGTCACCCGGATTGCTGTAGGTTGCGATGATGTATTTCAACAGCGCCAGCGGCTTTTGCGTTGGGTGAAAATTACCGGTTTGCTTATCGCTCGAGAAAAACTGAACATCACGCGGGTACCGACTGGTTGAGTCGTATTCCGTTAGGGATAGCGCTTTTCCGTAGCATTCCGAATCAACCATTTTTCGCTTAGATGTACGCCTCTGATGCCCGTGCGTGAATTGAGGGTTGTACGTCGGTTGGCGACGATAAAATACCTGAATGTTTTCATGGGCGCGCAGCGGCTGTTTTTTGGAATTGAGGAATCCTGTCGCGTTGCCTTTCTCCCAAATCCACTCGGTACGCCAGTGACGCAGATTGCTGCTGACTAGCACGCTGGTAAACGGCTGTGCGGAAAACAACACAATGGCTGCAGACGGTTTGGCGATGCGGTACAACTCCTGCCACATCACCTGCAGGTCAAGGACAGAGTCCCAGCGGCATTGCGTGGTACCGTAGGGAATGTCAGCGCAAACTAGATCAACAGAACCGTCTGCAATCGTGGGGAAGATATCGAAGCAATCAGCATTGTGCAAAGTGACATGCTCAGTCATTCCAGGCCTCCAGCTCGTTCTGAATCTCTTCGTCGATTTCATCCGTGGTGGCTTCTTCGTTCAGGTAATCGCGAGCCTCTTTCAGGTAGTGGTCGCGGCGTTCGTCATACCAGGCTGAAAACTCCGGCGACCATCCGAATGTGTCGCCCTGATAGTCAACTTTGGCGTTGTCTTCTGCCATTCGTTCAACCATGCAATACGCGGTGATTAATCCGCATTCGCGGATATAGCCGCGCAGATCACGCTTGCGCCACCACGGGTTTACTTTCGAATCGCATACATCGCGCATCTGCAATTCCCAGCGACGGATACAACGGGCGTTCAGTGATTTACTCATACTGCTTTCTCCCCGCTACGCTGCTTAAGATACGACTCAGCCAGTTCCTGAGCTTTGGCGTAAACTTTTACCTGCCGGTCAAAATATCCGCCCGCCTGGCATTCAGCGTGTATAGCCGCCATCGCTGCTGCAAATTCGATAACGCCCTGTTTGCGGACTTCTGCCAGGAAGGAGTCAGTGATTGGGGTTTCTGGAACGGGCATTGCATCCAGCACAGCACGGATGACATCTGTATCATTCTCAACCCATGACCATTCGCTAGTATCATTCCAGTCGTGGTCCAGGATGGCGGTTTCCGTGAATGCCTCAACTGCCTCTTCTGGAATTACGTCTGGCTTAAATGATGATTTCAGCGCCAAATTCTCCGCAGCCAGCGCACTGCGTTCAGCTTTCAGCTTTTCGATCGCCACAACCACGTCATCAACGCCGTCTTCGCCAACAGCCTGACGCATGGCCGTCTCCCACTCAATTTCGGCTCTGACAGCGGCGTCACGTTCCCGGCAAGCCGTACGCGTCGCTGCCAGCGCGCAGTCCAGCCGCCCCGCCAGTTCAGTCAGCAGTTGTGCCGTCTTCGGATTTTCGTACTTAGCGACCACGTAGGTGGCGCGAATTAACTGCTCATTCGTCATGTCTTTCATGCGCGGGCGCTCCCGAAAATTTTATGGATATGATAACCCTGCCAGTTCTGGCGGCATTTATCTGTAATTGCGTTAACTGGCTCCGCCGGTCTTTCCGGCTCCGCTGGCTTGACCTGAGATTTCCGCGCTGCGCGGCGGGCGGCACAGTCAGCTGTACGCTTTGCCTTACGGCGCTCAGCCAGTGCTTCCAGGTACGTTTCGTAATCCTGAAACGTCAGGAAATAACCCTGTTTACCCTGCTTGATAAACTCACCTCGTTTTACGGCTTGCTCGAGGAAGGAACGGGTAAGACAGGATGATTCATCGATGAGCGTTTTCACCTCACCAAAACTCAGGCGCTGGCGTTCGTGCAGTGCAGCCAGGACTGTGCTAAGCCGCTCTTGGTAAATTTGCTCAGGGGTACGGTAATCAGGCGCCAGTCTGTAAACGTATTTCCGCATGCGCCCGGAGCGAGCGACGGTACCGCTACGCAACAGGCCACCCAGCAGCGTTGAGGTCCGGTTTGGGTCCATGCCGATAGCCGCGGCGATTTCATGCAGGTTTCCTTCCCGGTTAGTCAGGAAGCTGATCACGTCGTTAACAAAATTCGTTGTCATGATTTCCTCACTTCACCACACGCAGGTGGCTGACGTTTTTACGGTAACTGGCCCAGTTGAAGTTCACCCAGACACCGCCATCCATCTGCAGGCGGTCCATCACTCTCTCGCCCAGTACGGCGGTCAGTTGAGGGTGATTCAGGTTGGTCAGCACACCGACAGGTTTCAGGGCTGCCAGGCGGCGATCGATAATCTGGTTCAGGATGACGAACTCGCCGCGCGTCTCGCGCTGTACACCCACCTCATCGAGAACCAGCAGGTCCACGCGGCACAGGTCATCCAGTAACGCGGATTCTGATTCGCCCTCGTCGTAGCAGGCGCGAACGCGCAACATGAGGTCGGGGATGGTTACAATCAGCACCGTGGCGCCACGCCCGAGCAGATGATTTCCGATCGCTGCCGCCAGATGGTTTTTCCCGGTACCGCAGCCGCCGCTGAACACGAAGCTGCCAAATCCGGTACCGAAGTTCTGCGCGTAGCGTTTCGCCATCGTCAGCGCAAGTTGCTGCCCCTCGCCGCTCACCTGGTAGTTTTTGAACGTGCAGCTACGGTGCAAGTCCTGAATACCCGATCGCCCGAAAATGCGGTCTGCACGCGCTTTCTGGTTGAGTTTCTCCACCTCAGCGCAATGCTTGCGGCCCTCTTCCTGCTGCCAGGCCATAAGTTCTTCAGCGCTGGTGAACTTGGGTTTGATACCCGCCGGCATGAGCCGCTGCAGGCGTCCGATTAATTCGCTGCTGGTTTTCATGATCACCCCGTGAATCCGTCCGGAATCGTGTTATCAGGTTGCGGTACCGAAAGGGCCTGCGACTGATAGCGCGACGTCGCAGTGTTTTTTGACTGCTCAGGTTCGAACAACCCCTGCCAGCCGTTGGCTATGCTCCGGTTGATTATTTCTTCGGGGCTATATCCTTTGGCGATACAGCGGCCCAGCAGGTTGATAGCTTGCGTAACGGTCTGCATCGACTTGATGGGCTTTTTCAGATCGCGACGATAGGCGACCCATGAAGACCAGGTTTCACGCGAAAGCCATTCCGGGACAGGAGCGGTTTCTGGATTGAAATCAGATCTTCCTGTCCTGGGGGATTTAGGGGGTTTATTAATATTGTCTTTATTGTCTTTTGTAATAGTGTCTTTTGTGTGTCCCCATTGTGGTGACAGGCTTGTCACTACCGTGGTGACATTTTTTGTCACTACCGTGGTGACAGTGTCATCATCATGGTGACTGTCACTACCATGGTGACAATTTTTGTCACTACCGTGGTGACTCACGGGTCCGCTTTTAGCGGGAGGGATTTTCCACTCGTTAAGGTTTTTATTCGGCCCAATTAATGAACCATCAGATATCAGGACGTGCATGCTCAGCAGCTCTTTTTTTACAGCGTTAACTTTCTGCCGGGGCAGCCTGGTTAACTGAGCTAGCTGGGTGTCAGCAATGCGGTCCATTTTTTTGTTGAACCCATAGGTCTTTCGGCAAACAGCATGAGCAACCTTGGCCTGATTTTTCGTCAGGTTGGCCCCAATAAGCTCCTCGTACAGCTCGTTCGCCAGACGTGTGAATCCATCGTCTGTATCGGCCACACGCATCTCCACCACCTGCAATTCAGGTCTGATTGGTACTACGGAAAGACGCGCTAAATTACCCATAGCGCACCTCGTTGAAATTTTCGGTTTGTCCAGTCATACTGACCTCGCAATTGCATCCAGTTATTGCACCCGAAGGCCGTTGCTGTTCCACCAGCACGGTCTTCACCCTTTCAGAACAGTCCACGCTGTTCGGTGCGCTTGACGCGCTTTTCTTCGAACCTGTCGGCTGAGGTTGTTTGTTTCTCTGCCCACAACTTCGCGTGTCGTAAAACATCATCGAAAATTTTCCCCTTACGGCTTGCCTGAGACATGCGCCGGTATAAGTCCACAGCCTGTAATGCCCCCCCCTGAGCGACCGGAACTGGAAAGCCCTGCTTAATCAGCTCTTCACAGACGTGTTTCTTAATGAACTGTTCGTGGTTCATAAGCGGCCCCTGTTACATGACGCCCAGCATCGACATGACCATTGTCATCAACGGACCGACCTGCTCGGGCATCAGACGAAACAACGACGCGATCCCCTCACTTACCTCTTTCAGCTTCTGATGTTCAGGCGCTTTCATCAGCACGGCCTGCTTGGCTTCCGCACACTCTTTCATCGCCGTCGCGACGCGCGAAAGGATGTCTTCCTGTGGGATAAGCCGGCTGCGGAACTCGAGCGGGAGTACGTTAAGAATTGCCGGAGTTAACTCGCGGATATTTGCATGTGCGTAATCGGTATCACCGTCCAGCCAGCGAAAGAGCTTTTGACGCTGGCGGTTTATTTCGGTCGGGAAATCCAGGCTGCCACCGCTGAGTTGATATTCCTCAACAATCAGCCCGGCCACCACGTCCTGGTTATCGATTGCAGCCGCCCAGGCACGAACAGCGCAACGGATCTGCTGGTGCGTATACTCCGGTTTCGGCTGAGAGCGATTTATCATCGCCCCCGGCATTGTTCCGGTACTCTGTTGAAATTGAAGTGTTTGCATGGTTACTCCTGTTTCGGAAGACCATCGGTTGGGTTGGGGTATAAGTCGGGTCGTAGCTCATGTGGAGTGACGCCAGTTACGCCGTAGATTTGCAGCACTCGATCGGCGGGGACGTTACCGTTATAGCGATTCTTCCAGCGACTCACTGACATGGGCTTGATACCTAACATGACGGCTAGGTTTGAAGCGTTCCCAGCAGTTTTAATTGCTTTAATTAATCCGTTCATCATTGTCTCCGGTTTGAACTTACAACAAATTAAGCCTTAGACTTAATATATTGTCAAGCCTGGGGCGAATTTTAAAGTTTAAGCAAAAGGCTTATTCTCTTGGTTATGGAAAAGAAACCGCTTCTAAACCCAACACTTGTCGAGCGCCTCAATGAATTAAATGGGCGTGGGATGACAAAATCAGATATGGCTCGCGTTGCGCAGGTAACTCCGCAATCCGTTAACGGCTGGTTCAAAAAAGGTGTAATTAGTAAGAAATCAGCGCTTGCGATCGCAGATGCTGCTGGCGTTTCAGTCCCTTGGCTTCTTGGTGAGGATGTAGGTGAAAAAGACGGGTTGAAGCCGGACGAGCAAAGATTGCTTGAGCTTTATCGCCAGTTACCAAGCGCAGAGCAAGAAAACATGCTTAGGATTTTCGCTATACGTTTAAAAGAACTTGATGAGTTGTACGAGAAGTACATGAAGGGGCGCGTTAAGTTTCACGAAGATTAAGCTGTATCAAAAATACGCCTTAGAAATTAGAAACCCTCCCGCCAGTTCGAAATATTAAATCTGACTATAAAACCCGTATCCCGGCCTTTGGCTGGGATTTTTTTTGCCAGAAATTCACATCTCCTATCACGTTTAAGCCTAAAACTTAAAATCTACTTAGCTAAAAGCTTGACAATAATTAAGCCTGAGACTTAATATCAACTCATCAAAACGCAGTAACGACCACCAAGGCAGGACGCCCACGAAGTAGCGGCCCGGAGTATATGAATACCGGGATGAGGTGGAGTCATTAACACGCAGCAGGTTTACAAACGTTCCGCCAGCCTGGCGATAAGGGCAGAGGATGAGATGGTTAATCAACACTACGGCACGATGCACATCATTCGCCAGTGTGTGGTTCCGGGAATGCTGGCAAAGCACGACGGGCACACCTGGAATGTGTCAGCGGTTCGCGGCAAATACGTTTACCTGCGCACCATGCGCGGTGCCATACGTATTAACGATTGTCTTGTGGAAGTTTTACTGAATGGCTGGGGGGATCCGATGATTCACGGTCAGGAAACCACCGGTGCGAAATGCGCCTACTGCAGAAGCCTCCTTCAGCCAGGCGATGAAATGAAAAGCACCCTGCTTTTACTGCGCGGCAACATGCTTGCCCGCGAAGAACGGCATTACTGCTCCAGGCAGTGCGCCGGGCACGATCAGATGGCTCACGAGCCATAAACGCAAAAACCCGCCGAAGCGGGCCTTACGTCCGGTAACACCGACCAAAGCATACCGGAATTTTTCACCTAAACCGAAGGCGGCTCTTACAAGCGCCGGGGATCTTACAACCCAAAGGAGCTCAGACGCAATGAACACATATGCGTTTCTCATTAAGGCAAAAGCGAAGTCAGGAGCAAAAAACCTGTTTTGCTGGTTCTCTGCAAAATCCGACTCACGCGCCCAGCGTGAAATCGAGAACATCCTGGAAGATGCCGAAATCGAAGTCGGTCGCGGCGCGGATTACCAGCTGCCGGTCCTGACTGATTTCCCGGTGGTAAATGATCTGCCGGAAGAAGGCGTCGTCGACTTCACCTGGTGTGATCGTTACGAACTGCAGGAAGACGGGCGTACATGGCTACCAAAAGCGAAACCGGCTGAATCCGTAAATATCCAGGACGAACGCGCGCAGCTGGCGGACGCTGCCGCTAAAGCCAGTACTCCAGCAGCTGACGCCCCTGCACTGCTCCGCCCGGTAGCACGACTGCGCCTGCCGCAGCGCCTGATTGCACACCTGCTTAACGACACTGAAGAAAAAGAAATCAGTGAAGCTGTGCACGTACAGATCGGCGCAGCTGAGGCGGACGAAAGCAATATCTATATCCAGAATCTGCTGCAGGCCTGCCGGGAGGTACCAGGCATTGATGAACTGTCTGCACATGTTGAGTGGAAACTCATTCAGGCTGTAAAAGAATTATTCCCACTGGAGCAGAACCACGAAGTAAGCGCCATCAACGGATTTATTACAGCCTGGGTGGAAGCTGACCCGGGTGATCGCTCCCAGCTCGTTAAAGAGTGGGCTGACATCGTTCATGACTGGCCTGAAATTAATACTACCGCCGCCTCCGCAACTGACATTGTTCAGAAATTGCAGAATGCGGAAATTCCAGAGCTTATCACCGTGGCAACCCTGCCATTCCGCCAGCGTCTACTCGCTCAGTTTATCTCTGAAAGCGAATACGCCTACCACATCCAGGCAGAGCAGAAAAATGCCCTTATCGCACTGGAAATGGACGTGGATAACTCGTACGTACAAAACCTGCTCCTGGCCGCTGAAAACACCCCTTCCCTGAAAGACGTCAGGGAATACGACCTATGGAAACTGACCGACGCGGTCAGGGAAGTGTTCCCGCAGGATAAAAAATTGCCTGAGCTTGGCGTAATGCTGCAGTTCCTGAAAGCCTGGAGCGAAACCGCGTATATCGACAAGGGGCTGCTTGTGAAGGAATGGGCCAAAGGAAATCGCATTTCCGCCATTCAGCGCACAGACACCGGCACGAATGCTGGCGGCGGCATCGCGACAGATCGTAGCCAGGATTATGCGCACACCCTGGATACGCTGGATATTGAAATTGCAGCCGCGACGCTGCCGATGGATTTCGATATTTACAACATGCCTGTATCCATTCACCGCCGCGCCAGAGAAATCATTGAGAAAAAAGAAAGCCCGTTCAGGGAATGGTCAGCAGCGCTGCGCAAAACAGCGGGCATCCTGGACTATTCGCGCGCTGCCATTTTCGCCTTGATCCGTGGTGCCGCCGAAAACGTCCATCATTTCCCGGTCAGCCTGCAAACCTACATCAGCGCAAACCTGAAAGAACACCAGCATGCCAAGCCAGATGCTGCAACTGTGGAGGCTGCGCAATTTAGCCGTGAAACCCTGGATAAACAACTGGCCGCTGACCGAGGCGAATATGTTGAGGGTATCAGCGACCCGGCGGATCCGAAATGGGATAAAACGCCGCGTAAATCCTTCTGTACTCACGAAGAGAACTTACAGCGCGTCCGGGAAGAAGGGGCGCGTCGCCGGGCTGAAGAAGCGGCAGCACAGCCTAAGGTCGAAAACCTCGGCGCTGGAGTGTTCTCCATCGAAGGGCTGACTAGTAACGCCCCGATTAATCCGGACAACGGCCCCGTAATGGGCGACGCCACTTATCAGGAAATGGCCGAAGGCCTGCGCAAAGAACTGGAGATTACCGAAGATGTGCAGATGGAAAAGGCTGTCAGTAACGAAATCCCGGCTGGTACACCGGTTTCAACAGGCGAAAGCGCTGATGAAGATCATTCGCAGGCAGATGCCGTAAACGCTGCCGGTATTTTCGCGGCTAACGCTCCGCGCCTGGCTAACCACACTGAGCCGGAAACGAACCAGGAATCTGTTAAACCGTACCAGTCTGAACCAGATCAGCAACAAAGCGAGCCATCTTCGCCAAAAACTGAACCAGAAGCTATTGAGTACCCCACTTTCTTCGAACCAGGCCGCTATGAAGGGTTGCCGAACAACGTTTACCACGCCGCGAACGGTATCAGCTCAACCATGGTGAAAGATGCTCGTGTATCGCTGATGTATTTCAATGCGCGCCACGTTGAAAAGACCATTTCCCGCGAGCAGTCCAAAGTGCTGGATATGGGTAACCTGGTGCATGCGCTGGCACTGCAACCGGAGAACCTGCACACAGAATTCAGTATTGAACCTGAAATCCCGGAAGGTGCATTCACCACCACGGCAACGCTGCGCACGTTTATCGACGCACATAACACCAGCCTGGCGCCGCAACTCAGCGCAGACGATATCAAAGCATTGCTGGAGGCGCACAACGCCACCCTGCCCGCCCCGGTGCCGCTGGGCGGTTCCCTGGAAGAGACAGCGCAAAGCTATATGGCTCTGCCTGCTGATTATCAGCGTATTGAGCCTGACCAGAAGCAGACAGCGACCGCAATGAAAGCCTGTATCAAAGAATACAACGCCACCCTGCCGGCGCCAGTTAAAACCAGCGGCAGCCGTGACGCGCTTCTCGAACAACTGGCGATCATTAATCCTGGCCTGGTGGCGCAGGAGGCCCAAAAACCAGCGCCTCTGAAAGTATCCGGTACCAAAGCTGATCTGATTCAGGCTGTGAAGACCGTCAAACCAGATGCGGTGTTTGCAGACGAACTGCTGGATGAATGGCGCGAAAACCCGGAGGAAAAAATTCTGGTAACGCGCCAGCAGCTGGCGACCGCCCGGGCTATTCAGTCGGTGTTACTGGCCCACCCGACCGCCGGTAAGTTCCTGACGCACCCGGGGCGTGCTGTTGAAGTCAGCTATTTCGGGATCGACGAAGAAACCGGGCTGGAAATCCGCGTGCGCCCGGACCTTGAAATCGATATGAACGGCATCCGTATCGGAGCTGACCTCAAGACGATAAGCATGTGGAACATCAAGCAGTCAGGCCTGCGTGCCCGGCTCCATCGCGAAATCATTGACCGCGATTATCACCTGAGCGCGGCCATGTATACCGAAACGGCAGCACTGGATCAGTTCTTCTGGATTTTCGTGAACAAAGACGAAGGTTACCACTGGATAGCCATTGTCGAAGCCAGCCAGGAACTGCTTGAGCTGGGTGCGCTTGAGTACCGCACTACCATGCGGGCAATCGCAAACGCATTCGATACCGGCGAATGGCCAGCCCCGATTGTTGACGATTACACCGACGAACTGAGCGATTACGACATGCGCCGTCTCGAAGCGCTGCGCAGTCTGGCAAATGTATAAGGGGGAGATCATGGAAAACACAAACGTAGTAGCAGCCGACCAGAACGCAGTCGTTAATTCGAATATCGCGCTTTTTGATTCTCAGTATTTGAATGCCATCAGTTCTTTCGCCCAGATGATGGCGCAGGGCTCAGCAACGGTACCGCGTCACCTGCAGGGTAATCCGGCTGACTGCATGGCTGTCGCTATGCAGGCAGCGCAGTGGCAGATGAATCCCTTTGCGGTCGCTCAGAAAACCCACCTGATTAACGGTGCGCTGAGCTATGAAGCTCAGTTAGTGAATGCCGTCATCTCACGCAGCGGCGTGCTGGCCACCCGCTTTGAATATGAGTGGTATGGCCCGTGGGAAAATGTAATCGGTAAATTCAGTATCAAAAAAGGCGAGAAAGGTGAATACCGCGTACCCGGCTGGACAATGGCTGACGAAACCGGGATCGGCATTATCATCCGCGCCCGGCTGAAAGGTGAAGACGAACCGCGTGAACTTGACCTGCTGCTCGCTCAGGCTCGTGTGCGCAACTCCCCGCTTTGGGCAGACGACCCCCGCCAGCAGCTCGCTTATCTTGCCGTTAAGCGCTGGGCCCGGCTGTACTGCCCTGACGTCATTCTGGGTGTTTACACACCGGACGAACTGGAAGAACGCCAGGAGAAAGTTATTAATCCGGAGCCCGCTCCGCGCATGAGCGTCCAAGAAATTACCAGCGATGTGAGTACCACCAGCGCACAGGTGCCTACTTCGAACATAGATACCCTGGCCGATGATTTCCGCGACCGCATTGAAACTGCTGAAGACGTCGACAGCGCGAAAGCTGTACGTGTTGATATCGAAGCAGCGAAAGCCAGACTGGGCACCGCCCTGTTTACTGAACTGAAAAACAAAGCCGTGAAGCGCTACTACCTGGTGGATGCGCGCAACAAAGTCGAAGCGGCGATCAACTCTCTTCCGCAGCCGGGTGAACCGGAAGCTGCTGAGCTGTTCACGAAGGCTGAGCAGACCCTGGCGGCGGCGAAACGCCACCTGGGTGATGAGCTGTACGAGAAATTCAGCATCACGCTGCTGGATATGAAACCTGAGTATGTCGGCTAAGGGAGGCGGGAGGGTTCGCCCTCCCGGTTAACGATGAGACTAATTAACAGAGGCAGCAAACAATCTCCCGTGGCACGACAGGCTTGCGCCGCAGCGCTCCAGGAGCATTACGAGCGTTTCGGGGACTACGGCATAACAGGCAAAAGCGTGGATTACATGATCCGGGTTGACGGGACCAAACTTCGCGTCGAGATCAGGAACTGCCAACACAGCTACATCGCGACGCCGATGGATAAACCGCGCCGGCTACGTGCTCTGGCAAGCCCTGTGATGAGTTTAAGGGGAAAACCATGATCTGTTGTCTTGAAGAGGTACCGAAAGCGCAGTGGCCGGAAAAACTCAACGATCCCAGTCGAACCAACGTCTGGATAAATCCACGCTTTCTGGTGCAGGAGTTTCATGAGGAAGGGGGCGTAATTCGCCTGTCCGTTAATACAAGAGAGTTGGGGTTAGCGGGACGCTGGAAAGACGGCATAAGCTGGGACACGCTCCAGGAAATCAAAAACGCAGTGGGTTATGCAGACCGGGATGCGGTCGAGATTTTCCCGGCGGAACGCGACGTGGTGAACGTGGCGAATATGCGCCACCTGTGGATTTTACCTGAACCGTTGCCATTCGCATGGCGCCGTGACAGCTGATAACGAAATATCAAACGGCCCCGGATGGGGCCAGTGGAGAGCATCAATGGAAAAATTATTAAGCGTAAAGGCTGTATGCGACGTTCTCAGCATGTCTCGCGCCACGCTTTACCGAAAGGTGAGTTGCGGGGAACTACCGCGCCCTCTGAAGGATGGGCCGCGTTCAAAGTGGCCTGAATCGTCTATCGTGCCATACATCGAGCGAATCAAGGGCCAGAGCCAGGCATAAAACCTCGAAGCCAGGACTCGTAGGCGAGCATCATCTCTCGCCGTTCTGGCAGATACTCGGCGTGGTTATAGGCGGCAACGACACGGTTAGCTTCGGCATGCGCCAGTTGCTTTTCTATAACCTCACGCCGGAATCCCATTTCGTATAGCGTGGTTGACGCGGTGGCACGGAAATCATGACTTGTAATGTGCTTCGCTGCAAACCCCAGGTAAACGATAGCTCGGTTAATGGTGCTGTCGGCCAGTGGCGCACGGGGATTCTTCACACCGGGAAGGATAAGCGGATTATCTCCGGCCAGCGCCTTCGCCCTCTCCAGTAGAGATCGGGTGTAAGGAGTCAGCGGAACTGAGTGTGGGCGGCTCATCTTCATTCGCTCAGCCGGGATCACCCACAGATTCTGGTCCCAGTCTATTTCTGTCCACACCGCCCCGCGCAGCTCCCCCTGGCGCACAAAAAAGAATGGTAACAACTGTAAACATAATTTCGTCTGTGTGTGGCCGGTGTAACTTTCCGCTGCAGCAAAATATTTGCGCAGCTCGTCACCAGTCAGGCAACGGGAATTTTCAGTTTTCGGCGGAATAATTGCTCCTTTCAGGGCGGCGGCCGGATCAGAGTCGGCGCGAAGCGTGGCAACCGCATAACAAAAAATTGCCGAGCACCATTGCCGCACTTTTAACGCGGAAGACGTCGATCCGCGGCTCTCCATCTTTTTTAACACCGCAAGAATTTCATGCGCAGTGATATCGCGGATTGGTTTGTTACCGAATGCCGGATAGCAGTTTATCGCCAGAAAGTTTTCTACCTGCTCACAGGTTCCTTTCGTCCAGGTAGGACGCTTCTTCTCAATCCACTCTTTTGCCACAAGTTCGAACGTATTGGCCGATTCGATTTCGGCGCGCTGGCGTTGCTGTTTTTTAACGTCTGTGGGGTTAAGTCCGCGCTTAACCTGCTCGCGGGCCCATTCGCGCTCGCGGCGCGCATCGGAAAGAGAAACGGAAGGATATTCGCCGATAGTATATCGACCATCTTTGGTGGGAGTGAGCCAGTACCGGTAGCGCCAGTATTTTGCGCCGGTGGGTCTGACCTCGAGGTAAAGCCCCTGACCATCCTGTAATGTGTAGGGCTTATCCTGTGGGCGGGCGTTTTTAACGCGGGTGTCTGTGAGTGGCAT